CCTTGAAAAATCCCCGGCGGTGATATTTGGAAAATGTTTTTAGCGGCATCTAAAGAGGTTTATGTGATTATGGTCTCTCGATTTCAAAAGAACGGTTTTTGTGTCTCCTTTCACTGTCTACTAAACTCGCATAAACCTCTCTAAATGTCGCTAAAAAGTTATGATAATCAGTAAAGGAGATGAAACAGACACCATGCCTAAGGGTACAAAGTCATCTAAAAGCGACAAAGTCTCTAGAATGAGGCCTGCACTAACACCGGAAGCTAGAGAGAATCAAATGATATCTTTAGCGGTAGACCTGGCTGAACAGCAATTGAGAGATGGAACTGCTTCTTCTCAGGTCATAACTCATTATTTGAAACTCGGTTCTACGAAAGAAAGAATCGAAAAGGAAATTCTCGAAAAGCAGAAGGATCTTATTACTGCTAAAACTGAGCAGCTGCAATCTCAGAAAAGAGTCGAAGCTCTGTATACTGAAGCACTTGAAGCTATGCGAAATTATGCTGGTCAAGGGGGTCCGAGTAACTATGACGACGAAGACTATTAGAACATATTCTGAGTTGATCCAGTTACCAACTTTTGAAGAGCGTTTCGAATATTTAAGATTGAATGGTCGAGTTGGCGAAGAGACTTTCGGTTTCGATAGATATTTGAATCAGAAATTCTATCAAAGAGATCCGGAATGGCTAGCTATTCGAGACCATGTAATTATTCGTGATCAAGGTTGCGATCTGGCATGTCCCGATCGAGAGATCAAGACACGAATACTGATTCATCACATGAATCCCATAACCACTGAGGATATTCTGCGAAGGAGCGATTACCTGCTTAATCCAGAATACCTTATATGCACTTTCAAATCTACACACGATGCGATCCACTATGGCGACGGTAGTAAACTCTTTACCGCACCAGTTGAACGCAGAAGAAATGACACATGTCCTTGGCGACGTGATTAAGGAGTGAATCAAAATGAGTAAACACTTTAAAGAATTCCCAAAGGTAGCAAAACCTGTCGAAGAGGTGGCTCCCGACACAGAAACAACTATCGACACAAAAGAACCTGTGTTCGGTAAAGTTGCATGCGCGCATCTCAATGTTCGAAAGGATCCTAACGGTACTATAATTGGCGTAATCCCCGAAGGTACGAAAGTAACCATCGAAGACGAGCTGACACATAAAGACTGGTATGAAATTACCACAATCGGAACCGGCTTAAATGGTTTCTGCATGAAGAAGTTTATCACAAAAGACTAAGAGGTGATCCGTATGGAAAGCATCCTTACCTCTATCAAGAAACTACTCGGACCTGGTGCTGATTACACGCAGTTTGATCCAGACATAATCACGCACATCAACACTGTTTTCATGAGTCTCAACCAAATGGGTGTAGGACCAGCGAAAGGATTCATGATCAAAGACGAGACATCTACCTGGTCCGACTATATTCCAGATGCTGACATGCTCAAAGTTGAAGGTGTGAAAACTTATATTTACATAAAAGTAAAACTGGTTTTCGATCCTCCAGCAAGTTCATCAGTTATGGAAGCGCTAACACGACAGGCTACTGAACTGGAATGGCGATTAACTAATCATCAGTGAAAGAGGTGAATCAAAATGAACGAACTGGAACTCTATCACAGCGGTAAGAAAGGTATGAAATGGGGTCAGCGTAAGTACCAGAACAAAGACGGTACTTGGACACCTCTCGGACTTAAAATGCGTAGAGCTCGTGAGGGATCTGGCGACGGCGGCCGAGAAAAGCGAGAAGGATATTTCACTAAGAAGAAGCGTGTCAAAACTGAAAAGGCTGCGGAAGCAAAAGCGAGACGAGAAGCTATTGAGAAAGAGACCATGGAAGAGCGAAGAGCACGAATGCTGAAAAGTACCGATGCTAGGGAGCTCTATAAGAATCGTGATCTCCTTACCACTGCCGAAATCAATGAGAGAATCAACCGCATTAATACTGAGGCTAAACTCAGCGAAATAGCTGCTTCTACGAAGAAGACAGGTCTCGATCGCATGGACAAATTTCTCGCTTACGGTAGAAAAGCTAACGAGATTTACGAATTCACTCAGAAACCGATCTGTAAAGCGCTTGCTAAAAAGATGGGCTTTGATGTTAAGACGCCTGAACCACTGAATTATAAAGGCAAGCTTAAGAATATTAATAAGCTGTCCAACAAGGAAATTCAGGAACTTGCTAATCGAGCGAAAAACGAGGAGAATCTGCGTAAGTTCATCGACAAATATATCGACGGCAACGGCGATTCTAACAATCAAAATAAGAACAACAACAGGACATCCGGTTTAACCAGAGATGACATACTTGATCTTATCGAAGACGAGATTGCTCGTCGTGTAACTAACTAACACAAATCTTAAAAGGAGACTAATATGGCATTATCAAATACTGCTGTCCCTAAATATTACGGACAGTTTCGAGATGCCGTAATTCGAGGTGAAATACCAGTATGTGAAGAAGTCTCAATGGAGATGAACCGAATAGATGCGTTAATCGATAACCCTGGCATTTGGTATGACGACCAAGCTGTCGATGGGTTTATTGCGTATTGTGAGAATGAGCTCACCTTAACTGACGGTGAAGACTTACATCTATTAGATTCATTTAAACTTTGGGCGGAACAGATATTTGGTTGGTATTACTTTGTTGAACGTAGCGTATACGAGCCTGATCCTGATGGTCATGGTGGACATTACGTAAAGAAATTAATCAAGAAACGATTAATCAACAAGCAGTATCTTATTGTCGCACGAGGCGCAGCTAAATCGATGTATGCGTCCTGCCTACAAAACTTCTTCTTAAACGTAGACACATCGACCACACATCAGATTACAACAGCACCTACAATGAAGCAGGCTGAGGAAGTTATGAGTCCGTTCAGAACTGCCATAACCAGAGCTAGAGGACCGTTGTATAAGTTCTTAACAGAAGGTTCTATCCAGAACACAACTGGTTCTAAAGCTAATCGTCAGAAGCTCGTCTCTACCAAAAAGGGAATTGAGAATTTCTTGACTGGCTCACTCCTTGAAATCAGACCAATGTCAATTGATAAGATTCAGGGTTCAAGAGCTAAGTACTGGACGATTGACGAATGGCTTTCTGGTGACATCAGAGAGGACGTCGTGGGCGCAGCCGAACAGGGTGCTTCCAAGAATGACGACTATCTTATCGTCGCTATCAGTTCTGAAGGAACAGTGCGTAACGGATCCGGCGATACAATCAAAATGGAGTTAATGGACATACTCAAGGGTGAATACGTGAATCCTCATGTGTCCATCTGGTGGTATAAACTTGATTCTATTGACGAAGTAGCTGATCCGTCCAAGTGGCTTAAGGCCAATCCTAACCTAGGTAAGACTGTAACTTACGAGACATACCAGCTCGACGTAGAAAGAGCCGAGAAAGCTCCTGCTGTTCGTAATGATATTCTCGCAAAACGTTTCGGTATTCCTATGGAAGGTTATACATATTTCTTCACTTATGAAGAGACGCTCCCGCATAGACGAAGAGACTACTGGGGTATGCCTTGTGCGTTAGGCGCAGACCTTTCGCAAGGTGATGACTTCTGTGCGTTCACTTTCTTATTCCCATTGTCAAACGGTTGCTTCGGTATAAAGACTCGAAACTATATTACATCGTTGACACTCAGTAAATTACCATCCGCAATGCGATTCAAGTATGAAGAATTCATGAGAGAAGGTAGTTTAATAGTTCTTGAGGGAACTGTGTTGGATATGATGGAAGTTTACGAGGATCTTGATAATCACATTAACAACAGCAACTATGACATTCGCTGCTTCGGGTATGACCCGTACAATGCACGGGACTTCGTTGAAAGATGGGAAAGAGAGAACGGCCCCTTTGGTATTGAAAAAGTTATTCAAGGCGCAAAGACCGAATCTGTACCACTTGGTGAACTCAAGAAACTTTCAGAAGAAAGAATGTTGTTATTTGACGAAGATCTCATGCAATTCGCAATGGGAAACTGTATCACTCTCGAAGATACAAACGGTAACAGGAAACTGTTGAAGAAACGATATGATCAAAAGATAGACGCTGTAGCAGCTATGATGGATGCTTATGTGTCTTATAAACTTAATAGGGACGCTTTCGAATAAGGAAGGTGAACATTTATGTATGATAACAGAAATGACGAGCTCACACATTATGGTGTGAAGGGCATGCGATGGGGTGTTCATAGAGCACGTAAGAAACTGTCTACTGCTAACTCGTCTGGTAATACTGCTGATCGTGATAAGGCGGTTCGTACGCTGGAATCACATCAGAAGAAAATCAACAAGAAGATCGCAAAACTCGATTCAAGAAGTGAGGCGCTTGAGAAAAGACGCTATGAGCAGGTCACAAAGAATGCTCCAAAAGCAGCTAAGCTGAATGAAAAAGCAGCTAAGTTAAACGCTAAAGCTGACAGAACCAGAAACGCTGATAGAGCACATAAGAGACGTGCTAAAGCCAATCAACTCAAATACAAAGTAGCGCAGATGGAAGCCCAGGCAGCAAAGACCAGAGCTAAAATCGAAAAGAACGAAAAGTATAAGCGAATGTTCGAACAGGGTCTTAAAGACGTCGACGTAGCTCTTATCAACAGAGGTCGTAACTTCTTGTTAGAAGATTAATTCAAAATGGAGGTGGTAATCGTGAGAATACTTCAGTTCAATGTCGAAGGACAGAGGTTGATGAAAGAAGGAGATTTCTCAAATATCGTTAGAGGCTCTAAAGGTCTTCTCAAATGTCGTTTCGATTTCATTGGAAGAGACGTACTGGACTCTAAGATTATTGCCGTGTTCGAACGTGACAAGAAAGAGTACGCCGTTCCAGTAGACATCGATGGAACGTGCATGGTTCCGGATGAAATTACAGATTCACCATGCTTCAAACTTAAACTCGTAAGTCTGCGAGAAAGATGTAAAATGTCTACGGACTCAATAATTATACGTCAGGAGGGATGATATGGCTAGTTTAAATGAAGTAATGGCTGAAATGGGATATTTGGAAGACTCCGTACAGTTTAACATTGACGAAGACATGAGAACTATAGCTGTACCAGCTGATGGAGTTATTGCGGGTGTCGTTGGTGATAAGAACATCAATCGCATCAACTTCCGGATGCCTCGATATTACAACGGCTTCGACATGTCTACATTCGAAACCAGAATCAACTATGTAAACGCTCAGGGTCTGGGTAATTACTATACTGTAACTGACGTGACAGTGAGTGAAGATAAGATTCTGTTTACTTGGCTTGTTGATTCCGACGTCACAGCAGCAAAAGGTACTGTGAATTTCGTTGTCAAAATGCTCAAGACAACCAACGGTGTTGTAACTCAGTCATTCAGCACCGCGATAGCTAATGTCCGAGTTATCGAAGGACTCGAAGTCACTGATCAGGTTACTCCTGAGGAAGTTACTGATATCCTTAACAAACTTAAAGCCGATGTCGATGCATATCTTGACGAGTCTGTTCCTGAAAGCTATGACGCTCTGGCGAATGAAGTAACCCAGGCGAGAGTTGCTGTTGACGGTACGACACATCCAAATCTGAAAACAAGACTTGATCAGAATGAAACTGATATTTTAAAGGTTTCGGAAGATGTACAATATCTTACGCATATAAGCGGTGAAATGATTGAGGGTAAATATGTTTCCTCAACAGGCGGACTTTTAACACATGAAAGATATGATATGTTAAAAGTATTTGTAACACCATGTTCGCAGTATAGATATACAAGCAGTTACGATGAAACGACAGCAGGTTATGCCTTTTTTAACGGCACTAAGTATATTTCGGGCGGTGTTGCCACAAAAGGTACAACAATAGTGGCAGCTCCCGAAAATGCAACTATCGCATATTTCTCATGCCGAAAGTCTAATAAACCGGACATTATAGTTGAAGCTTTAGGTGGTATAAACAATATTGAGTCCGCTTTAAATCAGAAATTCAACGAGTTGTCTTTTGTAAAAATAGAAGAAACGTTGGAAAATACATATATTAGTGTAAATGGAAACTTTAACAATAATGTGGCTTATACAACGGTTAAGATACCAGTACACTATGGCGAAAAATATGAGTATAAATGCGGTGTTGATGAAACACTGGCAGGATATGGTTTTTTCAACGGAGATATATTTATATCAGGCGGTCTTGGTACAGTTGAAACACAGGATATAAATGTGCCACAGGGAGCAACTCACGGTTATTTCACATATGAGTCTGCTAATGCTGATGGATTTAGCTTGGTATTCGTTAATACCTTGCATGAGATTTCGTCAAGTGTTAGCGAACTTAATGTTAATATCACACCTGCTATTAAAATGACTACGGACGGTGTATCACCTAATAATCTCAAGCAAAACTTAACGATTGATGATATTACAGTAGGAAAGAGTATTATCGATGGTAAGAGAATACAGAATTATGACACATCAACAAAAAAACTTGAAATTAAGGATTACGCTAACGGTTATCTTGTAAAAATCGATTTAAGTGTTATAACAACAGGTTTGTTAAAATCAACACAGTATACAGAAAATACAACATACGTAATGAGAGCTTTAACGATTGCCAAAGGCGAAAATGACGATGAATATGTTACATTCTCGGGAAAATGGAACAATCTTGCAACAATACCAAATTGGCTTACAGTAAACGAGGACGGCAGTTGGATTTGTGACATTGCAATGATAATCACGCAATTCCCGACAGCCACTTGTTTATATATTGGACTTGAAAAGATTAAAGAACATCCACCTATATATTTTGAAGGGTTGGTACCTTTACCGACTTGGTTAACTTGTTTAGCGGACATACCTACGGACGTACCGAAATTTATAATCCCTAAAGGAAGTGTTGCTCTTGTCGGACACGAATGGAATTTATACTTTGATAACGTAATTGATGCTTTGACAGACGCTTATTATGTAACAGCCTCAGTTACTAACATTTCCAGAGCGACAGTTTTAAGCGATTGTCTGAGGATAACACCTATTGCAAGTGATGTTGGAGAACACGTTGTAACATTATCACTTGTAAACTTGAAATCTAAAGAAGCAGTTGATACGGCTATTTTTACACTCACAATTCTTGCTGATGAAAAACCGACAAATAAAAAAGTTATTTTTATCGGTGATTCGTTGACCGATGCAGGTATTTACCCAGCCGAAATTCAACATAATTTGTCTAATGGTGGAATCACTTCGCTTGGAACACGTACAGATACAGTGACTATCGGAGATAATACATTTGCTGTTAATCACGAGGGTAGAAGCGGTTGGGCAACATACGACTATACCCGAACAAAAACAGGTTATAGAACGGATTGCGATAATCCTTTTTATGACGGAACAGCATTCAATTTCAGTTACTATATGCAACAGCAAGGATATGATTCTGTAGATGCAGTAGTGATTGGACTTGGCACTAACGGTCAGGCTCAAAGTGCCAGTCTTTCAGCATTAAAGATTATGATTGATTCGATTCACGAATATAATAGCGAAATACCTATAATCGTATCACTCGTGACTCCACCTGCTACACAGGACGGTTGCGGAATCAATAATAAAACACAATCATCAAAGGGATTAAAACGTGCTTTGTTACATGTAGTAGAGCATTACATCAAGACATATGACGATAACCCTGAGTATTCTTTCGTGTATTGTGCGGAGTTGTACTTTGCATTGGATTGCAAGCGTGATTATAACACAGTTGAACAACCTGCATCTGCAAGAAATCCTATGATTGTTACAAGACAGAATAACAATGTGCATCCGTCAGTATACGGCTATCTGAAATATGCAGATGTATATTACAACAATCTTGTGAAATTGTTCAGCGAATAAAACTAAAATTTTAATGACTGTCCGACATAACTCTAATACATCGGAGGAAAATTCAAAATGGGAAAACCAAAATTCGGTTCTAGACTGAAACATGCCTGGAATGCGTTCATGAATCGAGACCCTACGCCGTCATATCACGACCTTGGTCCCGGTTACAGTTATAGACCGGATCGTCCTAGACTCTCAAGAAGAAACGAGAGATCTATGGTTACATCTATCTATAACAAGATTGCTCTGGATGTTGCGGCGATAAACATTAAACACTGTAAGCTTGATGAAAACGGAAGATTCATATCTTCAATAGATTCAAAGCTTAATAGCTGTTTAAATCTTGAAGCAAACATCGATCAAACAGGTCGATCGTTCATGCAGGATGTTGTTATGTCAATGCTTGACGAAGGTTGTGTTGCTATTGTTCCTGTTGATACAACATTCAATCCTAAAGTTACTGGATCGTACGATATTACATCTATGCGAACTGGTAAAGTGCTTGAGTGGTATCCGGATAAAGTAAAGCTGGAAGTCTACAATGAGAAAAAGGGTAAGAAAGAAGACATTATACTGCCTAAAAAGCAAGTTGCCATTATTGAAAACCCACTGTATGCAGTAATGAATGAACCAAGTTCAACCATGCAGCGTCTCGTTCGAAAGCTTAATCTTCTGGATGCAATAGACGAACAAAGCGGTAGCGGTAAACTGGACTTAATCATTCAGTTGCCATACATAATCAAGTCCGAAGCAAGACGTAAACAAGCAGAGGAACGTCGTGCCGACATCGAAAAGCAACTCTCTGGTTCCAAATATGGAATCGCTTACACAGACGGAACTGAGCACATAACTCAGCTTAATCGACCTGTGGAAAACAACCTGATGAAACAGATCGAATATCTTACTAATCTGTTATTCAGTCAGCTCGGCCTTACACAGTCTATACTTGACGGTAGTGCCGACGAGCAAACAATGCTTAACTACTATAGCCGAACAATCGAACCTATCTTGTCCGCTATAGTTGATGAAATGAAACGAAAGTTTCTTACAAAGACTGCCCGATCTCAGGGACAGTCTATTTGTTATTTCAGAGATGTATTCAAGCTCGTTCCTGTAAACAACATTGCGGAAATCGCTGACAAGTTTACAAGAAATGAGATCCTTACATCCAACGAGATAAGACAGGTTATCGGAATGAAACCATCCGAGGATCCTAAGGCTGATCAGTTGATAAACAGCAATCTCAACCATAACGAGAATGAGACTGAACAACCTGAAACAAAACTTCAAAAGGAGGAAAATCAAAATGGCGATTGACTATGATTTCAGTGGTTGGGCCACCAAGCATAACATCAAATGCTCGGATGGTCGAACAATCATGAAAGATGCTTTCAAACATAATGATGGAGCTCAGGTTCCTCTCGTTTGGAATCATCAGCATAATCACCCTGACGAAGTCCTTGGACATGCGCTTCTCGAAAACAGAGATGAGGGTGTTTACGCTTACTGCAAGTTTAATGATACTGAAAACGGTAAAACCGCAAAGCTTCTTGTGCAGCATGGCGACATTGACGCCCTTTCGATCTATGCTAATAATCTTAAGGAAAACATGCGCAATGTAATTCACGGTAATATTCGTGAACTCAGCCTTGTTCTTGCTGGAGCTAATCCCGGCGCTTACATCGATGCTGTTATGGCACATGGCGAGGAGTCCGATTCCGAAGCAACAATCTATAACGATGGCGGTATCGAACTTTATCACGCTGAAGACGATAAAAAGGAGGATAACGTCAAAATGGATAAGGAAAAGAACACAAACAATGACGATAAGTCAATTAAGGACATCTTCAATTCCTGTACCGAAGAGCAGCAGCAGGCTTGGCTCGCAACACTCGGTCAGGCACTCGAAGGTGACGATTCAGATGATGATGAAGGAGGAAACAACATGAAACACAATGTATTTGACAACGACATGGAAGAGCAGGGCACATATCTCACTCATGCAGACGAGAAGGCTATTATTGCGCGTGCTAAGAGACTTGGTACATTCAAGGCTGCTATGGCCGAGTTTGCTGAGGATAATTCACTTCAGCACGGCTTCGCTGACTATGAGGCGCTCTTCCCTGAGAATGAGTGGGAGAACACTCCTGGCGCACCTAAGATCCTCGACAAGGACGAGTCTTGGGTAGGCACAATCCTCGGCAAGGTCAAGAAGAGTCCTATGGCTCGTGTACGTTGCCGCTATACAGATCTTCGTGAGGCTGATATCAGAGGTCTCGGTTACACAAAGGGCGAACAGAAGAAGCTTATTGGTCAGTTCGACATGATCGGCCGTTCTTTCGATCCTCAGACTGTATACGTAAAGGACGAGATGCACCGTGATGACATCCTTGATATCGAAGACTTCGACGTAGTTAACTACCAGAAGAACATCATGCGTTCTAAGCTTGAGATGACAATTGCTCAGGCGGTATCTATCGGTGACAGCCGTCCTAAGGGCGATCCTGACAAGATCAAGGAAGCTCATATTCAGCCTGTATGGGGCGACATCGAGCTCTTCACAATTTATCAGGATGTTGATATTGCGAAGGCAAAAACTGAGCTTCAGGGCTCTAACACTAATGCTAACTTCGGTGAGAACTACATCTACGCTGAGGCTATCATCACAGCGGCACTTTATGCTCGTGAGAAGTACAAGGGCTCTGGTTCACTTGACTTCTTCTGCACACCTCATCTTCTTAACGTTATGCTTCTTGCAAGAGACATGAATGGTCATCGTATGTACCAGTCTAAGGATGATCTTGCTGCAGCACTCAACGTAAAAAACATCTACACTGTTGAGCAGTACGAGGGTAAGACACGTACAACTGATGACGGCAAGACTAAGAAGCTTCTTGGTCTGTTCTACAACTTCGCAGATTACCAGATCGGTTCTGTTAAGGGTGGTCAGATCACAAACTTCGAGCAGTTCGACATTGACTTCAACAAGTATAAGTACCTTATGGAGACACGTATCTCTGGTGGTAACACAGTTCCTTTCTCTGCTATTGCGCTTGAGGAACTTGTTTCTGGCTCTGCTGAGGGCTAATAAAATTCAAAATGGAGTGATTTAATTGGCTAAATGGTTCGGCAAAGTAGGCTACGCAGAGATGCTCGAAACAGCACCTGGCGTATGGACCGAAAATATAGTGGAACGTGAGTATTCCGGTGACACATATCGAAATACACGAAGATTACAGTCTTCAGATAAACTCAACGACGACGTAACTGTTGGCAATGAGATCAGTTTCATCGCCGATCCATATGCCAATGAAAATTTCCATTCTGTGCGTTACGCTGAGTTTATGGGTATTAAATGGAAAGTCACAAATGTTGACGTCCAATACCCTAGACTAATTCTGACGTTGGGGGGCGTATACAATGGGTAAAAGACTCGATCTACATGAACTCCTGGTTAACATCCTGGGAACAAGAAATGTGTATTTTCAGCCCCCTCCGTCAGTATCAATGAAGTACCCAGCGATAAGATATTCTCTTAGCAATATAGAGAATGTCCACGCAGACAACGCCGTATACGGCACTAACAAATCATACGAAATAACGTACTTGACTACAAATCCCGATGATGAAATTGTCGATAAACTGAATACATTACCACAATGTGGTTTCGACAGACATTACGTATCGGACAATCTGTATCATTACGTTTTCGAATTATATTTTTAAGGAGGAATAACAAATGGCAGATACAAAAGGACCACTTGTTTGGCATGCAGCAGGCGAAAAGAAGTGGGAAAGAGGCGTAAGCAACGTTGCTCTTTATCCTACATCAAATGGTACATACGGCGACGGTGTCGCATGGAACGGTGTAATCAATATTACAGAGAGTCCTTCCGGCGCTGAGGCTACAGCACTCTGGGCTGACAACGTAAAGTATGCAAACCTTATTTCTGCAGAGGAATTCGGCGCAACAATCGAAGCATACACATATCCTGATGAGTTTGCTGAGTGTGACGGTTCCGCTACAATTGCTACTGGTGTAACAATCGGTCAGCAGACACGTAAGACATTTGGTCTTGCTTGGAAGTCACTTATCGGTAACGACACTGAATCAGACAAGTTCGGCTACAAGATCAAGATCGCATACGGTCTTACAGCAGCTCCCTCAGAGAGAGCTAACAACACTGTGAACGAGAACTCCGAAACTATGACTATGTCATGGGAGCTCAAGTCTACACCTGTTAACGTTAAGATCGGCGAGAACGAGTACAAGCCTACTTCTCTCGTAACTGTTGACTCTACTAAGTTCAACACACCCGAGCTCAAGGCTAAGCTCAAGGCATTCGAGGAGTTCCTTTACGGTTCTTCAACCGCAAACGCACAGCTCCCTCTTCCTGAGAAGGTTGCTGAGCTTATCGGCGCAGAAGGCTAATCACCAACTGCAAAATTCAAAATGGGGTCGGTCTTAGGATCGGCCCTTTTATTTTATTTATTAAAAAGGAGAAAAATTATGTTAAAGAAGACTATTAATTACACAGATTATAACGGAAACCCCAGATCTGAAGACTACTACTTCAACCTCTCCAAGGCTGAAATCATGGAAATGGAACTCGGAACTGTTGGTGGTCTCGCTGAGACAATTCAGAGAATCGTAGCTGCTGAAGACGCACCCTCTATCATGAAGATCTTTAAGGATCTTATTCTCAAGGCATATGGCGAGAGAAGTGCTGACGGCAGAGGATTTCTTAAGATGGACGAAGAGGGTAGACCCCTGTCAAGAAAGTTCGCTCAGACAGAAGCATACTCAGTTCTTTTCATGGAACTTGCAACGGATGCTGATGCAGCTGCTAAGTTTATCAACGGCATTATCCCTGCTGACATGGCAGACGAAGAAGCTCAGGCTAAGGCTAAGGCATTTCTTGAACAGAAGAATCGATAAGAAAACAACAGAGGTGACAAAGATTGCTCGAAATTACAATACCGGCTATCGACCTGTTTGACGACGAGAAACAAGAATTCGTCGTAATAGAAGAGCAGACATTGAAATTAGAGCATTCACTTGTCTCTCTTTCAAAATGGGAAGCCAAATGGCACATTCCATACATTTCTGATAAAGAAAAGACAATGGAACAAACCCTGGATTATATAAAATTCATGACACTTACCGAAAACGTTGACCCAAATGTATACGTTTTCATGGCACATAACAACAAAATAATCGATGAGATTAACCAATATATAGACGATTCTCAGACGGCATCGATCGTTCTCGACAATAGCCGGGGCAGTAACAGCGGTGAATTTATATCGTCTGAGACTCTATATTATTGGATGATCTCGTTACAGATACCGTTCGAATGTCAGTATTGGCATTTGAATAGATTGATAGCCTTGATCAAATTCTGCAGTGCGAAAAACACGCCTGGAAAGAAAATGAGTCAGAGCGACATAATGAGTCGTAACAAGGCGCTTAATGACGCCCGAAGAAAAGCTTTGGGTTCGAAAGGATGATTACTATGATGAAAAACGGTATTGACGTATCTCACTGGAACGGAGCCCCTGACTGGGACAAGGTTAAGAAAACAGTTGACTTTGCTATCCTGAAAGCCGGCGGTTCCGATTCCGGTGTATACACGGATTCAACATTTGAAACAAACTACAAAAACGCAAAGAGCGCGGGCGTTCCGCTTGGCGCGTATTACTATGTCGGTAAGAATTGCATCTCCAGAAATGATGGTATCGCCGATGCAAAACGTTTCCTTGAAATCCTCAAGGGGAAGACATTTGAGTATCCTGTATACATGGATTTCGAAGATCCTACAGCGGCAACTAAGGAAGGTAACACCGAGGCTTGTATCGGCTTCTGTGAAACAATGGAAGCAGCAGGATATTACTGTGGCATCTATGCTTCTGACGTATCTGGCTTTGGCGATCGCCTCGATCTCAAGAAACTTGCAAAGTTCGATAAGTGGGTTGCTCGCTACGGCAGTAAACCGACGAATACAACGGAGTACGGTATGTGGCAGCATTCGTCTACTGGAAAAGTTGATGGTATCAGCGGTGACGTTGACCTGAACGAGTGCTATAAGGATTACCCAACACTCATCGAATCAAAGGGTCTTAACGGGTTTGTCAAGACTCCTGATGTTGTTCAGCCTGAATCCACAAAACCTGAGGAGCCAGACTGGAAGACACTGTACGAGGAAGCAAAGGCTAAACTCGAAGCAATTAAAGCAATTCTCTAATTAAGGGGTGTAAGTATGATTAAGTTCGGACACAAGGGCGATTTCAAAGAGCTGGACCGTTATCTAAGAGAGGCTAAGAATCCTAATAGAATTATAAAGGTTCTGGATCGTTTCGGTAAACAAGGTGTAGCAGCCCTTGCGTCTGCAACCCCTGTTGACTCAGGAAAGACAGCAGCGTCTTGGAGTTACGAGATAAAAAGTCAAAATGGAGTTTACTCTATACAATTTAATAACAGCAACATAAATAAATACGTCAATATTGCAATTATATTGCAGTATGGACACGGTACTCGAAACGGAGGATGGGTTGAAGGCAGAGATTATATTAATCCAGCTATTCAGCCCATTTTTGATAAGATTACCGATCAGGCATGGGAAGAGGTGACTAAATTATGAGTAAGAGTAAAAAAGTTGACCAAAGAGTCGTCGAGATGAAATTTGACAATCGTCATTTCGAAAAGAATGTTTCGACAACAATGTCAACCCTCGACAAACTTAAAGCCAAACTTAATTTCTCAGGCGCGGCAAAAGGACTCTCCGGTCTTACCAATCATGCCAATATTGTAAAAAAGAACATGGATGTGCTCGGTCAGGGAGTACGTAGTGTACAGGCTGAATTTAGCGGTCTTAGCGTGATAGGAGCTACATGCTTAGTCAATCTTACAAATTCTGCGATAAGAGCAGGTAAGAATATTGTAAACGCACTTACTCTCGATCCTGTAAAAACCGGTTTCAACGAGTATGAAACCAAGATCAATGCTATTCAGACAATCCTGGCGAATACATCTTCTAAAGGTGAAAACATTGAGTCAGTAACAAAAGTTATTGACGAATTAAATACATATGCTGACAAAACTATCTATAACTTCTCAGAAATGACGAGGAACATAGGTACGTTTACAGCAGCTGGTGTCGGACTTAAAGAATCAGCCAACGCTATTCAGGGTATTGCAAACGTAGCGGCCATGTCTGGTTCATCTTCACAGCAGGCATCTACGGCAATGTATCAGCTTTCTCAGGCACTTGCCGCAGGTACAGTTAAACTTATGGACTGGAACTCTGTAGTAAATGCTGGTATGGGTGGCGAAAAGCTTCAGGAAGCATTGAAACAGACTGCTAGGGAGTTCGGCACAAATGTCGATGCGATAATCGCAGATGCGGGTTCATTCAGAGACTCACTTCAGGAAGGCTGGATTACAGCAGATGTTCTTAACACAACACTTAAGAAGTTTACTGTAGAAGGCGCTAAAGAGTATGCAGACTCAATGCTCAAAGCAGGTAAGTATACTCAGGAACAAGCTGACGCTCTCTTGAAGGAAGCTCAGATGGCTGAAGATGCGGCTACCAAAGTAAAGACCCTTACTCAGTTATATGACACACTAAAAGAAACAGCACAGTCTGGTTGGGGTAAAACTTGGGAGCTTATGTTCGGTAACTTTGAAGAAGCGAAGTCTTTCTTCACAGGTCTGAATGATAAACTCAGTCCGATAATCGACAAGATGTCTGATGCTCGTAACAACCTTATTGAAGGCGCATTAACTTCAAAATGGACCAAATTTACGAAGCACGTTGAAGATGCTGGCGGTTCTATGGACAAGTTCAAAGAATCTCTTGCTGGTGTTCTAAAGGAAGAACACGGTTGGGAACTCGATTCTATGATAAACCGTTACGGTAGCCTTGAAAAAGCTATGCAAAGCGGACGAGTTTCTACTGACGATATTATTACCGCATTCAAACGTTTGACTGGTGAATCATCGGAGGTTAACAAATCCACACAGGCTATGACTGATAAACTGGAAGCTTTCCAGAAAATTGTTGATCGAGTTTGGAGTGGCGAATTCGGTAATGGTGCATCCAGAGTAAAAGCATTAGCGGATGCCGGCTACGAATATAGTCAGGTTCAGGATCTCGTAAATAAAACAACTGACGGTCATAGATTAACACTCGAAGATCTTACAGACGAACAGCTGAAGAGTATCGGATGTACAAACGAGGAAATCGTAGCATATCGTAAATTGGCACGACAGGCTGAACAGACTGGAACTCCTTTACGAGAACTCATCGATAATATTCAGAAACCAAGTGGTAGAGAACTCTTACTTGATTCTTTAATGAACGCTATCAATGGCGTTATAAAACTGTGCTCTACATTAAAAGAAGCATGGCAGGATGTATTTCCGCCTATGACAGCAGATGGACTGTACGGCGTAATCGAATCAATACATAATTTCTCTGAGAAATTGGTAATGAGTGATGAAACAGCCGAAAAGATGAAGCGTACCTTAAAGGGTGTATTTGCGATCTTAGATGTGATCACTACTGTGTTAGGTGGCGGTTTCACAATTGCTTTGAAGGTAGTTAAAGCTATCTTATCGCTGTTCAACTTAGATATTCTCGATCTTACGGCTTACGTTGGTGACGCAGTCGTTAATTTCAGAGATTGGGTTGACAGCGTATTCGACATCAAAGGAGCAATCTCTTTTCTTTTACCTTATCTCGAAAAGGGTGTCAACTGGGTTAAGAAATGGATCGATGCGTTTAAGGGATCTGTAGACATGTCTAAGCTGTTCTCGGGCAAGAATCCATTCGAGGGTGGTTTCTCTGGGATGGTAAAAAGTATAAGCGAGTTCGCTTCTTCTGGTATGAGCCTCAAAGACATATTCAGTTTCGAAGCAGGCAAAAACTTTGCGAAGAATCTGTTCGATGGAATTCAAAATGGAATAGAAACGCACTTCCCAAAACTTGCTGAGAAGGTAAAGAAGACATTCAAAGGTGTTGTAAACGTAATCAAGAACATCGATTACGGCTCTATTGCAGCTGGTTTGTTAATGGGCGGTATGTTGTTCACAATTAATAATGTAGCGAAGGCGTTCACTAGCATAGCTGACACAATTGCTAACGTTCTGAACAAGTTTGCAGCGCCATTCATAGCCTTAGCTAGATTGCTTGACAACGTTGGTGAGTTAGTCAAGGCTAAAGCGTTCAATCAAAAGGCTACAGGTATCTTAAAGATAGTAGCAGCATTAGCGATACTGGCTGGTGCGGTTTATATTTTAGGAAAAATGGATTTACCTGCATTGGTACAGGGTGGTATTGCTATAATGGTATTATCCGGTATCCTCATCGGCTTAATGGTTGCAGCTAAGAAACTCGGTTCAATCACTATCAGTGCTGAGGTCGCTACAAATGGAATGCTTAAATTGGCAGGTAGCTTACTTATCATAGCAGCTTCAATCGCTCTCTTAGCTTCTATTGACAGCGACGGTATGAAAAACGCCATAGTGGGTCTGACAGCGGCAGTACTTGCTTTAGGTGTACTGATGCTTGCGATGAACGCATTGACGACAAGAAGTGATAAAATGATCGCAGCAGGCTCTATGTTGCTTAAGATGTCAGTAGCTATGTTGATCATGACGTATGTACTTAAAACCGCTTCTGATCTCAGTAAAGGCGACATCAAGAAGGGTATTGCTGTAGTAGCAGCCATCGAAGTATTGTTCATGGCGATAATAGCAGTATCAAAACTTGCGGGTAAACATGGCGCTGTGGCCGGATCACTTCTTCTTAAGATGTCCATAGCTATGGGAATAATGGTCGCTGTCGTCAAAATGGCGGCGTCAATCAGCAGTGGCGAAGTTCGTAGAGCAATGGATGTAATGGGTAACATCGGTATTCTATTCGCAGCAGCGATAGCTGTATCTATGTTATCAGGTAAAAACGGCGGAAAAGCCGGTTCTCTGTTGCTTAAAATGGCGGCAGCTATGCTTGTCCTGACACTTGTAGTAAAAAGCGTTGCGAAACTGGATCCCAACGATGTTGATAAAGGTATCGAATTTATTACCAAAACCATGACGATGTTTGCATTGTTAATGGGTGCATCATTAATTGCTGGTAAGAACGCTGGTAAAGCTGGTCTCATGCTTATGGGTATGGCGGTTGCTATTGGCGTATTAACAGCATGTATATTTGGACTCAGCATACTTAAACCCGAAGACATAAAGACTGCAACAGATGCTATAGCTCAAATCATACTCATGATGAGTGTTGCTGTGGCGGCTACGGGTCTTGCTCAAGAGGCCAAAGGAACGATGATTGCTATGGCGGTATCAATAGGTATTCTCTGTGGCACGTTAGTGGCGTTGTCATTCTTAGACACTAAAAAGTTACTGTCAGCAACAGCTTCGTTATCGATGGTTATGTTGTCACTTGCAGCGGTATTCGCTTCTACGAAATCGTTGGAAAACGTCAAAATGGGTAAAATACTTGGCACATTCACAGGTATGATGCTAGTGTTAGCGGCGGTAGCTGGCGTATTGGTAAGAATGTCAAATCTGAATGTTCAGAACGCATTACCTAATGCAGCAGCGTTATCCGTGCTGTTACTTGCTATCGGCGGAGTGATGTTCGCATTAAGCAAGACAAATGATATCGGATGGAATAAACTCGGTCAGCTCGGTGCTGGAATGGCTGGTCTTGCACTTATTCTTGAAGGACTGGTACTCGTTCTAGCGTCGATGAATGCTCTTGAAGTTAGTGCCGATCTCGGAAACGTTACTGCTTTATGTATATTGCTTGGAGCTATGACCGTAGCGATGATCGCTCTTAGCAATTTCACTGGTGCCATGACGTGGAAGGACGTTGGTATTGTTGTGGTCGGTATGGCCGGTCTTGCGGCGGTTCTCGAACTGTTGGCATTAGTTCTCGCTACGATGACCGCACTCAAGGTTAAAAATGGAATCGAAAATGCAAAGGCATTAACGATATTATTCGGCGCATTATCTATCGCTGTGATCCCCATGGCATTAATGGGACTTCTTGGACCATCAGTTCTTATGGGCGCAGTTGGCATGGCGGCATTAACAGTAGTTATGGAATTACTTGCGTTGGTGCTTGCTACGATGACCGCACTTAAGGTTAAAAATGGTATTGAAAACGCAAAGGCGCTCAGCATCCTTATATTTGCATTATCCATAGCAATGGTGCCAATCGGTCTCATGGGCCTTCTTGGTCCGTTTGTACTCATGGGTGCGGCAGGTATGGTTGCGTTGGCAGTAGTTATGGAGTTACTTGCGTTGGTGCTTGCTACAATGTCTGCGCTTGACGTTCAAAATGGAGTTGAAAACGCAAAGGCATTGAGTATTCTTGTACTGGCGTTATCGGCAGCCATGGTTCCATTGGGTGTAGTTGGTCTTCTCGGTCCGGCGGCACTCATCGGTATTAGTTGTTTAGCAGTATTGGCTGTGGGTCTCGGATTAGCGATCAAAGCATTCGAGAAATGGATAGCTCCAGGATTACCTGAGATGGCGTCGAACCTCTCGATGTTCATGATAAATTTAATGCCGTTCATAGCTGGTGCTAAGACGATCGACGCTTCTGCAGCGGAAGGATGTAAGAATATTGCATCTATGCTGACTGCTTTAGCTGGTGCTGGTATTGTGGACGCAGTAATGTCATTGTTCGGTGGTGACAACTGGACAAGCGGTATCGGCGAAACCTTAAACCAGTTCGGCGACATAATGGTTAAATTCTCAAACAAATTAACCGAAGGAAACTTCAATCCTGAAGCAGTTAACGCTGCAGCTAATGCTGGTCGTATGGTTACCGAATTGTATGACGCATTACCATCAAGCGGTGGTTTCCTTGGCGAAAAGATTGCTGCTCTTGTTGGCGGAAAAGATATGGTTTCATTCGGCGCTGAACTTGAAACATTCGGCGAATCGATGGCTAAATTCTCAGACAAGGTTAAGAATGTAAAACCAGAAGCAGTTGAAGCAGCGGCGAATGCCGGTAAGATGATGGCTGAAATGGCAGATACAATTCCAAACAGCGGTGGTCTGTTAGCCGATTTCCTTGGCGATAACACTATGGATGTATTCGGTCCTCAGCTTGTTATATTTGGCGATTCAATCGCAAAATTCTCAGAAAAAGTCAAGGATATAGACCCAGAGGCAGTTAAGGCAGCTGCTGAAGCAGGTAAAGCATTAGCTGATATGGCTCACGAGATACCTAACGAGGGTGGATGGATTGCTAAGATCGTCGGCGAAAACGATATGGCTACATTCAGCGACAAATTACCAACATTCGGTGAAGGTCTTGCTGGATTCGGCGATAAAGTTGCAGGCGTAAAACCAGATGCAATCAGAGCAGCTGCTGAAGCAGGTAAAGCATTAGCTGAAATGGCAAATGAGATACCTAATGAAGGCGGATGGATATCCAAAATCGTAGGCGACAACAGTCTTGATACATTTGCTGTTAACATTGCTAAACTCGGTGAGGGTATGAAGGTCTTCTCTGATAAGACAGACGGCCTCAAACTCGAAAACGTTAATAATGCAGCAACTGCGATTGACGGAATCAAGAGTACTATCGAGAAATTACCCGCAGCAGGTTGTATGGACGGTAAAATAGGAACTGACGAAATAACCAAAATCAACACAGTAATTCCGTCCTTAGCCACAACTTTAAGCACTTGCTCGACTAAGATCGGTGGTATAGACACATCAAAGCTTTCCAAAGCGGTCAACGACTTAAAGTCTATAATTCGTGTTCTCAAAGACATGGGTAATACCAAGTTCGGAGACACAAGAGGATTTGTAACGGCTCTTGAAACGGTTGGTAAAGTATCAGTAGATAAATTTGTAATGGCATTCGGTGAAGGCACGCCAAAAGCAAGTAACAAAGCTAAAGAAATGCTCAATCGAATGATAGAAATCGTGACAAATCAGGGTGCAAGATTTACCAATTCCGGAAAGTACATAATCAGCAAATTCGTTAGCGGTATCACTGCGTCAAAAGAAAAAGTTAATACAGCTATGACCACGATGACTAATACTATGTCATCTTCCGTCAAAATGGGGTACACTTCGATGTATTCCGCAGGTTCATACTTAGTACAGGGACTTGCAAAGGGTATATCTGGTAGCGCATACCTCGCAACAGCAGCGGCAACAACAGCTATGCAGGCGGCTATAACCGCAGCTAAGGAAGCGGCTGGAATTAACTCACCCTCGAAGGTGTTCTACGAGATGGGTGGATTCGTTGTAGCTGGTTTCGTTAATGCGTTAGACGATCTCAACGGCAAAGTATACAATTCTGGTTACGGTATGGCTGACAACGCACGAAAAGGTTTCAGCAATGCAATCAGCAGAATCACAAGTTCGTTCGATGAGGACTCACTGCAGCCCACAATTCGTCCCGTACTTGATTTAAGTGCTGTTGAATCTGGCGCTGGAACCATAGGCGGAATGTTCAGTATGAAACCGTCCATAGGCTTACTGTCAAACGTTGGCGCTGTTAATCGAATGATGTCAAACCGTCAAAATGGAGCCGGAAACGACGATGTAGTATACGCTATCGACAAGCTTCGTAAGGAACTTGGTAATGTTGGCACAACAAATAACAACTACATTAACGGAATTACATATGACGATGGTTCTAACGTATCAGACGCAATTGCAACACTTGTTCGTGCTGCTAAAGTTGAAAGGAGAACATAATGGCAACTTATACGGTTAAGAAGGGCGATACTCTTAGTAGTATCGCTCAGCGAAACCTTTCTACGATTGGTGCGTCTTCTATATACGGAGCTAATGGAGGCGTAGCTTTACTACAGAAATGGAATAACATTTCAAATCCAAACTATATCGTAGTTGGTCAGGTGTTACAGATAAGTAATCCGGGCTCGGGTTCTGGTTCAGGTTCGAGCTCCGGTCCGCCTGCTAATACCACAAACAGACCGACTATAAATTTGTTCGGCTTACAGTCGAATACTGATAGTACGATATTCGCTTCATGGACATGGAGTCGAGAGAATACCGAAAGTTACGAAGTCATGTGGTATTACGATACTGGTGACGGTGTATGGTTCGTAGGCACAAAGACTACAACCGAATACACACACAGCACTTATAACGCTCCGTCAAATGCTAAGCAAATAAAGTTCAAAGTCAAAGCTATTTCTAAAACTTATCGCTCAAACAATACTGACGTCAGCTATTGGACTGGTGATTGGTCTACAGAAAAAATATATGACGTATCGAACAATCCTCCAAAGAAACCAGACACTCCAAAAGTAACACTCGATAGAGGAAAACTGACTGCATCCTTGGATAACGTGTCGAATCTTAATGCTGATCAGATTATATTTACTGTTGTTAAAAATGACACCCTGATTGTAAGTTCAGGAACAGTAAAGATACAGCTCACTGGACATGCTGAATTCGTATGTAACGTAGCTTCTGGTGCATCTTATAAAGTATGCTGTCGCTCAAAGCGAGGAAGTCTCGAAAGTGAGAATTCTGATTATTCAGATAGCGTACATACAAACCCGACAAGTCCGATAATGCAGGAAGCAACGGGTAAATCCGCAACATCCATATATTTGGAATGGAGTAATGATCCGACAGCAAAATCGTACGAGATCGAATATTCAAATCGAATAGAAGCATTCGACTCTGCCGACGACACAACTACTGAAAGCGGTATCTTATTTAATCACTACGAGAAAACTGGTTTAGAAACTGGTAAACAATATTTCTTCCGAGTAAGATCTATTAACGATGCGGGCGAATCACCATGGTCTAATATCGTAAGTGTAACTATAGGCGAACCACCTACATCACCAACAACTTGGTCTTCGTCAACCGTAGTCTCCACTGGCGAGAAAGTCGTACTTTATTGGGTGCACAATAGTGGCGACGGATCAAAGCAGTTCGGTGCTACAATACAACTCGATATTGGTGGCGTCGTATCTGACGTGGTAATCGATCAGGAAGTAACTGACAAGGATAAAAATAAAACTCAATTCTATGAAATTGACACGACGCAGTATACCGATGGAACACAAATCAAGTGGAAAGTCAAGACTCGTGGTGTAACTGGCGTATACGGAGATTGGTCTGTAGAAAGAACGATAGACGTTCACGCTCAGCCTATGACCGAGCTCGCTATTCTTAATGATAAAGCTGAGTCATCGACAACGATTGAGGTGTTACCATTTTACATTCAGGTGGATGCTTATCCAAAGTCTCAGACACCAACCGGTTATCATCTCAGTATTATAGCTGATGAATCATACGAAACTGTAGACGTATACGGTAACGTCAAAATGGTTAACGAGGGCGATGAAGTTTATGCTAAACAGTTTAGTACAAGTGGTTCTTTGTTAGTTATATTTTCTGCTGAAAACGTAACGCTTGAAAACAACGTCAATTATATCGTGAGATGTGTAACGTCATTTGATTCTGGTCTTACTTGTGACGTTGAAGGACATTTCAAAGTTGCATGGAGTGACGACATTTATATTCCAAATGCAAAAATCGGAATTGACAAAAATAGTCTCACTGCTAACATCAATCCTTATATTCAGGATGCTGATGGCAATCTTATCGAAGGTATGCTCTTGTCTGTTTACCGAAGAGAATTCGACGGAAGCTTTGTTGAAATCATCAAAGACGTTCCAAACAAATCAGATTTATTCGTAACAGATCCACATCCAGCGTTAGATCTCGCTCGCTACAGAATAGTAGCTAAGTCAGAGACAACTGGAACAGTAAGCTATACTGATCTCCCAGGCGTTCCTGTAGGAGAAAAGGGAATCGTCATTCAGTGGGATGAAAAATGGAGCAGTTATGATGCGCCAGAAGCCACAGCTATGGAACAGCCGAATTGGACCGGTTCGATGCTTAAGCTGATGTACAATGTCGATATTTCCGACAAAAACAAACCAGATGTGGAACTGATCGAATATATTGGTCGTTCACATCCCACAAGTTATTACGGAACACATATTGGCTCTACTTCATCATGGAGTGTAGTTATTCCTGCTGACGATAAAGAAACTCTGTATCAGATTCGTCGCCTTGCTAATTACATGGGTGACGTGTATGTACGAGAACCATCGGGTAGTGGCTACTGGGCTAACATTACAGTTTCATTCAGTAAGAAACATCACACACTTACAATACCAATATCATTCGAAGTTACAAGAGTAGAAGGAGGCGTATGATATGGCTGGCGAACTTACGCCTATCAAACAAATGCCAGTACGAATCGACTGGACCAAATCTATGCAACAGACATTCGAGTATTATATCGTTAATCCTGGAACATGGAAAGACGAAACGAAACTCGATACAGTCATAAGTAGTTCTATCTCACGTGATTCCGAAGCAGATACTCTTGGTTCGGCTATGATCAATATTGCGGAGTCCGTTGGCGAATGTTACATAAGAATTTATCTTATTGCAATTCAAAATGGATTAAAAGAGAAGCATCCGTTAGGAACATATCTTGTACAGACACCGTCTTCAACATTCAACGGTAAAGTTCGTAATGTTTCAATGGATGCTTACACTCCGTTGATCGAATTAAAGGAGAGTCGTCCTCCAATTGGTTACTATATTGCTAAACAGGACAATGTTATGGAGCACGTAACCAGACTTACGAAAGAGCATTTACGAGCTCCTGTAGTAGTGACGACAAACAAGAAAACTTTATATTCTGATTTCGTAGCAGATCCGAATGATACATGGATATCGTTCTTATCCGCACTGATGGTCAACGCAAAATATACGTACGACATCGACGAAATGGGACGTATATTATTCGCTCCGAAACAGGATATTTCAGCTATGCAGCCTGTATGGACATACACAGATGACAATAGCTCAATTTTATATCCTGACATTACGATGGACCATGATCTGTATGGTATTCCGAACGTGGTTGAAGTTATATATTCCAAAGGAAAAGAGTACTATCACGCACGAGTTGTTAACGATGACCCGAATAGTCCTACCTCAACTATACGTAGAGGACGGGAGATAGTGCATAGAGTAACTGACCCTGATCTTATCGGTGATCCTACAGAAAATCAGATAAATTTATATGCGGAACGACTTCTGAAAGAAGCATCTGCTATCGAGTATACTATTTCGTATACACATGGATATTGTCCAGTTCGTGTCGGAGATTGTGTAATGCTCAACTACGAACGAGCAGGTATATCCAACATCAAAGCAAAAGTAATAAGTCAAAGCATCAAATGTGCTCCTGGAACACCAGTTACTGAAAAAGCTGTATTTACTACAAATTTATGGAGGTGATGTCAAAATGGGACTGTCACAGGATCTCATATCTCAGTTTGCTAAAATCACTAACGATTCGAGAAAGACTAAGAAAGATACTGTTCTTTACGGAACGATAAAAGAGTTTAACGGCGGTACCTATGTAAAACTTGACGGTTCTGACATGCTCACTCCATATGAAAGCGTTACCGAAGTAAAAGATGGAGAACGAGTAGCCGTTACTATCAAGAATCATACTCTTACTGCAACAGGTAATATGTCGTCTCCTGCAGCCAGAGGTGAAACAGTATCTGACTTATCTTCGACTGTCAAGAAAATACAAGCGGATACCATTACAACGGAGAATCTTTCCGCAATTAATGCGAAGATCGAAAAGCTTGAAGCAGATATTATCACGACGGAAAATCTCGAAGCGGTCAACGCCAAGATCGAACAGCTTGAAGCGGATATTATCACTGTTGACGAACTCGATGCTAATTACGTAAACACTGAGGAACTGAATGCGGTTAATGCGACTATTCTAAAATTGAATTCCGATAAAGCTAACGTAAAAGACCTCACTGCACAATACGCAAGCATCGACTTCGCCAACATTAACTTCGCAAATATTAGTAAGGCCGTATTTAAGGAGTTTTATGCTAACTCTGGAATTATCAAAGATGCAGTAGTTGACAATCAACAAATAACAGGAACCCTCGTCGGTGTAACCATCAAAGGTGATCTGATCGAAGGTAACACTGTCGTAGCGGACAAGCTAGTGATAAAAGGTACTGACGGTCTGTATTACAAACTTAATACCGACGGCATGAAAATCGAAGCTGAGCAGACTGACTATAACAGTTTGAACGGTAGCATTATAACAGCTAAATCGATCACTGCTACAAAAATTGCAGTAGAGGATTTGGTTGCGTTCGATGCTACTATCGGTGGATTCAAAATAACTGAAAATGCTATATATTCTGGTGTAAAAGAATCTGCCGATAACGATACTCGTGGTGTATATCTCGATTCGGATGGTCAGTTTGTTGTCGGTGATGGCGAGAACTATCTAAAATATTACATTGATGAAGACGGAAAATACAAATTCGTGATAATGTGCTCTAGCGTGGCGTCTAAGGACGACATTGCGGACATGGCTACTAAAAAAGATATTTCAGGAATGCTTACTCAAGACGATATCTCGGATATGGTTACTACCGACGAACTTGACAACGTGTCTAACGATTTCAATATTGCCTTAGTAAATCAAAATACTTCGATATCGAGTGACTGTTCTAGCATAATTCAACGAGCTTTGGCTGATTATGTCGCTACTGGTGACTTTGAATCATATAAAGGCACCGTCGAATCAATGATAGAGCAGCGAGCAACCGGAATCACTATATCATTGACAAATACGATTCAAAATCTCGAACGAGAAAACAGCGAATTGACGGGTAAACTTAACAAATTCGAAAAGTATTTCACATTTACTGAAAACGGAATCGGTATCAAAGATGCCTGTGGCGAAAACAGCGCAGAGTTAAGACTCGATACTGGTATCATATCTTTCAGAAAAAATAACGAACAATATGGTTGGTGGGACGGTGTAGATTTCCACACTGGTAATATCATTGTCGAAGTAAATGAGCGTGCTCAGTTTGGTAACTTTGCATACATACCACGAACTGATGGTTCGTTGTCATTCTTACTGGTATCCGGTAATCATAATACTGCGGAGGTGACTGACTAATGGCTACTTCAGGTGCTATGGGTACGAGTAATCAATACGTAAATTATACGATAACGATTACTCAAAACTCACAAAACCTAACAAATAACACAACAAATGTTACTGTAAGTGTTCGTTTCTATCGTACTAACACCGGCTATACAACATACGGTACAGGTACTGTATATTGTAAGATTAACGGTGTTACATATTCCGCTGCAGTTACCTCATCGCAAAAGATAACGAACGCTGGAATCATCTTATTCACAAAGACACTTGATATTCCGCATAACGACGACGGAACCAAATCGTTAACTTGTTCAGCGTGGATCAGTCATAATGTGGTTACCTCAAACGAACAGAGTTATACGGAAACACTGGGTACAATTGCGAGAAAATCCACTATGGATGTCGGTAACGGTACTCTTGGTGCGACACATACTTTGACCGTGTACAAACAGTCAAGTTCTTTTACTCACACAATCACAGTTACATGTGGTAGTGCGTCAACGACTGTATGTACTAAATCACCAGATGCATATATCGCATTCACACCGCCTATTGAATGGGCTAGTCAGAATATAGCGAACACTGTGGTATGGGTAGAATATACGATTACTACATACAGCGGGGATACGAATGTAGGAAGTAATTCGTATGGTACAACACTCGCAATTCCTGATAGTGTAAAACCGTCATGTACCATTACTGTTTCGGATGCTACTGGATATTCGGATATTTACGGTGGATATGTAAAAGGTAGATCTAAATTGACAGTAACGGTCAATCCTATATTGGCATATAACTCTGATATTACTGCGTACAGTACGACAATAAACGGCGGTAATTATACTGAGAGAACGTTCACCACTTCTGAATTGAGAGTGTCCGGAACTGTAGATATCACGTCCAGAGTATTGGACCGACGTGGTCGTTCCGGAACTGGTTCAACGTCGATAAATGTCATTGATTATAACGCGCCAAGTATAACGCTATTGAAAGTTAATCGATGTACGAGTGATGGCGTTATTAACGATGAAGGCGATCATATCAAAATAACATTCAGTTGTACCGCATCATCGCTCAACAGTAAGAACACCACACAGTATCATCTCAAATATAAGAAATCTTCCGAAACCGAATACAGTGATATACCTCTGAGTTTGTATGACAATCAGTTTACAGTTAACGAGGGATACTACGTCATAGCAGCTGACACCGGTTCAAGCTATGATGTTAAGCTGTTGGTTACTGATAATTTCGAAACTGTAACTCGAACAACTGTAGCATCAACAGCAGCAACCATTATGCATTTCAAAGCTAATGGTCGTGGTATGTCTGTTGGTAAAGTATCTGAGTTTGACGACACATTCGAGGTTGCATGGAAGACTCGTTTGACTGGCGGATTAGACTATCCTACACTTCAAAATGAGACAGATTTTGACACGGTATTCCTTGTCGGATTCTACATAATAAAGGACGTTCAATCATCTAGATATTCTAATTGTCCATTCGACGAGGGAACAGGCACTCTGACCGTCGAATATTGCGGTGATAGCGGACAGACAAGACATACAGTTGCTGTCTGTACGAAGGGTAAACCAGAGAGATACGAACGTTGTTATAGTGACGGAACCTGGGGTGAATGGGTAAACACAAGTGACTTAAACGGTAAGCTACTGTGGTCAGGCGCGCTTCATATGCATAGTCAGCAGTCGATTCCTCTAGCAGGATTCGTCTCTGGGCAGAGACATGGAATTGTTCTTGTGTTTAGTACCTATATCAACAATGTGGTCAACGATTACGATTTCAGTATGCATTTCGTGCCTAAGATGCAGATAGCTAATCATAATGGATGTGGACATACATTCTTGATGGCTTCGAATGGTACGTTGGAAATATTCGCTTCAAAATACTTGTATATATTCGATGGATATATTTCAGGCAACGACAACAACACCGCAGCTGGTACCAGTCCGTGCGGTATCTTATGTAACAATGCCAACTACGTATTACGTTATGTAATCGGCGTATAAACGAAAGGAGAATTAATTAATGCCAGAAAACAATATTAACTTTGAACACAGACTCACAGAAACAGAGGAAAGAAGCAAGAGTAATACTCATCGAATTGAGGACCTCGAAAAAAGACAGGATAACCTCGATGAACTTGTCGGAACGGTTAAAGTGCTTGCCGTACGAGAGGAAAACGTCGAAACTGACGTAAAGGAAATAAAGTCAGATGTAAAAAAGTTGACTAACAAACCAGCTGAGCGTTGGGAAGATACCGTTAAGACTGTACTTAGCGTTGTCGTCGCTGCTATTGCTGGTTTTCTTATGGCCAAATTCGGAATGTGACGGTGATATTTATGAAACTTAACAACAAATGGTATGACAGACTGAAGTGGGTCGCTATGTATCTACTTCCAGGTCTCGGCACTTTATATTTCGCTCTTGCTAGTATCTGGGGTTTACCGTACGGCGAGGAAATTGTCGGAACTATTACCGCAGTTGACACTTTCCTTGGTGTAATCCTTGGTATAAGTACTGCGAATTATAATAAGAATCTTAAGGAGTGATATTCATGAACGATCTCAAACATCATGGTGTAATGGGTATGAAGTGGGGTGTGCGTAGATATCAGAATAAAGATGGATCGCTTACACCTAAAGGTAAAGCACGTCTCTATAAAATTGATCACGACGAGCGACTCCAGAAGAAAGAAACAAAGCGCGCAACGAAAATGTTGACGAGAATCATGAAGGAAAACAACAAAAAAGCTTCTAAGTTTATGAGTGCGTATTATAAACAAAGCGCGAAAGGTAATGTCGAGAAGGCAAATCGCTATCGTGAAATTGGTGAAATGTGGTTTAAAACGGCAATGGCGTCAAAACAGAAACTCTCCGATATTTCAAGTGGTACAATTAAAGCCGGACGAGATTTTATGATGCAGATTGATTATAACGTATGGATTTATCCTCGCGGAATAGTGGTTACTACCGAGCAGCGTATGATCGAAACGAAGAGACGTTAATATATCGTATATTCGCGTCCGTAACAGCTCCTTTAATGAAAGGAGTTGAATAACTATGAACACAATTAAAAATATCGGCAGAATGTGTATTGGTTTCGTAATTGGATTCGAAACGATGGCACTCATTACATTATGCGGTGTAATTAAAATCGAAGAAGACTTACGAAAGGATAGCAAAGACAGATATGACCGAAGAAGAAAACATCATAGTTACTACGATTACAAATGACAAAAACAATAAGGGGTTTGAAACACAGCCTCTTATTTTTGCTCTACGCGATATGAACGTCCTCCTTTATGAAAGCAAAAGCTTTACATTATATTTATAAAGGAGAAATTATCATGAAAAAGTTTATGGCTTTAATAGGAGTAATTTGCACTATGATTACTATGGCGGGATGCAACAATGTTGAGTATTCCGAGGAAGAACTATGCGAACAGTATTTAGCTGAACATAACTGGGACGAAGACGAGTATGATTATTACACGTGCGAGCCCTGCGAGACTTCAGACGAATACTTTCTCATATACATATATACAAACGGAAAAGATTTCCCAACACAAGTTGGAACAGTACGCTATAAGTAATCACACGGAGTGGCATTCGCTACTCCTATTTTTCTTTTCGCACGTATAACACGCCCCTTTATGAGAGGAATCTCGATTAAAAAAACTTTAAGGAGGAAACTATGATGAAAATCAATACTGAGAAAGTCTTAAAAGGCATCGGTGTCGTAGGAGGTGTGATACTGGCTGGTGTAGTGGCTTGTTGTTGCGAACAAACACATATTGATGAATTTCATACGTGTGACGACAGCGGATTTTCCGAAGCCGTTGACGCGATCATGAATTCAGGTATGTGGTCTTCAGACAAACAAAAAGCTATATCAGCTATGAAAAGCGGATGTTCTTACGATATATACGCTGCTGTAATTAAGATCGCAGAATCACAGACGACATGGTCATCGGACAAAGTAAAAATGATCGAAAAATTATTCTCATAAAAGTGAGGGGGTCGCAACAGACCCTCTTATTTTTCATCTCGCGACTATATTATGTCCTTCTATGAAATAGTTAGAAAAGCGACCATAAGAACGTTTATTCTGTAAGATGTGGACGACTATGACTCAGCAATGAGTAGGGAACGCATGCCACACGCTATTTTATTTTTGCATTCGCGATATGAACCGTCTCCTTTATGAAAGCAAAAGCTTTACATCATATTTATAAAGGAGAATGTTTTATGAAAAATGTAAAAGGAATCATTGAGGTTTTAGTAGGTATGCTTATAGGACTGGCATTATTGGTTGCTGGTATACTTATAGGTATCGGACTGGAAGCATAGAATTCATTTACACCAGAAGGCGAACTCCACCGAGCAGAAGCTTATGCGGACATTGTAAAAGGAGAGGCGGACAACGCTGACTACGTTAGAGATTATACTATCGATGAAGCACAGATGATATTCGATAGTTTAACGAATAGCGAAGGTTAAGGGTTTCTGCCCTTTCCTTTTGCGTTTCTCATTATGGACTAACTACACAACACCAACTGGTGACGACAGGTTAAACCATAATGAAAAGTATAATCTGCTCGCGGTGATATTCTTATCTTTTATGGATAAAATTCCAAAAAATTATTTTCATAAAAGGAGATTAAAATTATGACTATTACATTGATGGACTACGCTGATAGAAAAGTCACACACGACATTGGCGATATCGAGAATATCGGGACAATCGATATCGAGGTGATTACTGGAGATGAAATTGCGGTCGTTACATATAAGGACGGTACGATCAAACGATTTGACTCTAGCGACTCCCGTATATATGATTTCTACGATAACGAATACGAGATCTACAATGCTGAAACCGGTGTGAACTACCTCAACAGCGACGAATTCCTGAAACGAGAAAGCTCATACGATTACGATCCTTATTTCGAGGACGAAGATGAGGAAGTGGAGTAATCCAACAAAAGGGTAGCCTACACGGGCTTTCCCTTTTTCATTTATTGTATATAAGAAAAGCCTCCCTGAAATAGGGAAGCTAATCTTAATTAGTTAAAGAATTTGACTCTTTTTATTTTCTTATTTTCGATGATTATCTCTTTAATGAGACTCAACCAGAACTGCTGTTTCTCCTCGTCATCAAACTTCTCATACAAAGATCTGAAATCAGTTTCAAGCATCTCTTTCAAAGGTGTTATATCTCTTGGTTCAGGTGGTTTCTCTTTCTCAGCTTTCTCAATTGCAAGTTTCAACTCAGCATCTTCTTTGAAATATTCATCGTCTGTTTTATTACCAGCGAGATAAACGATCTCAAGACGTCTTCTTCGTTCTTTTAATTTGTTTATATTTATCTTCGGTTTCGGTGCTGGTTTATTTATTTCGACTTCGGCTAACACAATCTCAGTTTCTAAATATTTCTCTAAGTTGTCAAGTAAATGCGTTTCCAATCTTAACTCAGCGACGGTCGTAGGATTATCACAAGTTTTACAACGAGCATTACAACGATACGCTTTATATTCTTTACCTTTATATTCTGCGTTACGTCCGTGGTAGGTCTGAGCCGAACCTGAGAGTTTACGTCCGCACCCCTCGCAACGAATCAACCCACGAAACAAATATATTCGTCCGCTAGGTGTCGCTTTGATTGGCTTAGATTGATTATATTTAAGCCATTTCTCGGGGGATACGTACGGTTCACAAAAATCCTGAACGCCTTTGTGAATCCCGCAATAAAAATCACTTTGCGTCATGCGACTCCACGATTGCCATTCTCTCGTTATATCATAATTTTGCGTAACATGACGAATAGCTTTATTCAAGTTATTGGATTCGAGTAGTATATCCCAAAATTCCTGTACTGCTTGTTGTGTTTCTGGATCTTTAACGAGTCGCTGTATGCCGTTTTCATCTGGTTCCTTTTTATATCCCATTGGTATCGATTTGTAACTGAAACAAGCTTCTCTATTTTTTAGTTTATGGTCAATTACTGTTTTTATACGTTCTGCAGTTCGATCACGTTCGTTCTGAGCCACAGCTAAAAATATAGTTATAGCCATTTGTCCGTTGGCGGTAGTTGTATCGTAATTCTCGTGAATAGCTTTCCACTCAACTTTGTTGTCGTCCAATATTTCTTGTACTTTAAAATATTCTTTTACCGACCGAAACCATCTATCGAGTTTTGTGAAAAGAATTATATCTATTCGTCCGACTTCAACATCGTCAAGTAGTCGTTTGAGATCCGGTCTTTTCAAAGGCGGTTTACTTCCGGATATTCCCTCGTCCGTATAGTGATCTACGATTTTCATACGATTTTTCTGACAATATTCTTCAAGGTTATCTTTTTGAGCAGCTATTGAATATCCTTTTAATTTCTGTTCATCAGTGCTTACACGTTCGTACAAGCCCGCTCGGAGAATCCTAACCATTTATATTTCCTCCAAACTTGTCGGCTATGCGGGCTGCACATTTCTTCATCTCGTCCTCACAAATTTTATACATATTTTTGTTATATTCGATGAACTGCATCTCGTCGATGCGACCCTGTTCGAGATATTTGAAAAGTCGTTCTGTAGCATCGTCAATTACTTTTTGGATTTTCTCATTCTCCGTTCTGCCAAGCTGCTCTTTACTACCGACTCGTGTATATACGGCTACAGGTTCTTTCTTTGGTTTTGCCATGTGCTGTTTGATTCGTTCTCTCTCAATACCCGCAATTATATTTACGATTTTCTCTTGATGTTCATTCATGATGATTTCCCCTTTTCGTATCTAGTATTGTCAGCAAATATGCCAATGATAATTCAATGATTTTTGCTGTGTTTTTATCCACCGGTTCTCCTCTGTTCGTGAAATAGTTATCGCGAATTAAATCTAGAGCGTAGGACAAAATTTCATGTATATCCTGGTTAGTATAAACTGTTCGATCCATGTTGTCTGTTTCTCCCATAAGCCATTCTAACGATACGCCGAGACGAAACGCGATTACTTGCAACACTGGCGTCTTTATATGTTTTATCGAACCATTCTCGTATCGATGTAGTGTAGCTTTTGATAATCCAGTCGCATCAACCAAATCCATAACTGATATTTCCATGTCGGTCCTACGCTGTTTCATTCGCTTTCCCATTTCGGTACTATCCATATATTCACCTCCCAAATAATATATTACACAAGCGTAGTCTCATTATGCAACTTTTAAGTCGCGTATCATGGGTTTTCCAGTAACTTACAGTCGCATTATGCGACAACCGTGGTATACTTATGCTACCGATTTGGAAGGGAGGTTACGAAAATCGGTGAAGTCGAGAATAGAAGAGATTATGAGCGTTATATTTAGTCGTAAGTACGATGCTAAGATACGAATCAAATTTGTTAACAAGGAGGATCGAGGTGATGCAAGCTCAAACAAAACCAGAACTATCAAAGAAAAATCGATATTGGATAAGTAAGCACAGACATTACGAATTGAAACATTTCTGTTTACAATATCCGGATTGGAAAAGACTATATTCTGAAATCGGATTTTATCGCACGAGTTCATATAGCAGCACACGTACGTACACGGGACTGAAAAGCGATTCGACGGCTCATATAGCCGAGAAGAGACAGTTATTTTTATCTAGAATAGAAATGATAGAAAAAGTCGCAAAAGAAACAGACTGCGATCTAGCCATTTATATTTTGAAAGGTGTAACAGAGGGGTTGTCATATAATAGTCTACGGACGAAGATGGGGATACCATGTAGTCGGGATATTTACTACGACAGATATAGAAGATTCTTTTGGCTATTGGATAAAGCGCGAGATTAATATTCGCGATAAAAACATGACGTATTATGAAAGGAAGATATGAACTTATTATCATGTGGTGTACCCGAAAGGGTGTCTCTGAGGCGTAAGGGTGAGAAACCCGAGAAGGATGGCGGATTGAAATACAGAAGCAAAGTAGTAAGTTTCTAAGTCTTTCTCTTTTATTTTTCGCGATATGATCATGTTGTATTATGAAGAGAAAGCATGGCGCACAAGAGGGCGAAAGCGGAAAAATCTGGTGCCAGTAATACACTGGACGTACGACCAAAATCTCGGTCGAGTAATACGGGGAATGGAATAGCCTAACCTTTCTCTTTTATTTTTCTAGGAGGGATTATATTTGGAAAACAAGATTATTAAACTAGCATTACTCGTAACTGCGAGTGGTATGGTTATTAAAGCTTTAAAAATGATCAAAGAACAAAACAGTGAAGAAGAGGTACAAATAATTGAAGCCGACTGCGTTGAAAGAGATTAGAGATAAATCTAGATTAATGTACGGTCTTTTGACTGTGCTGAAAGACGAGGTGGATGTGCTACGTTACGATGCTAATAACGGTGATATTCCGCATTTATTAAAATCGGCTAATGACGTAAACATAACAATCGAAAAGCTTGATAATTTGATAGAGGAGATCGAGTATATTCTGTATTTAAACGCGTATTAAACATGTCCTATTACGAAAGGATGTGTTTAAAAATGGGTAAAACTAAGAAAATAAACATTACTGTTTGTACACATGAATCATTAGAAAAAGTATTAGAAAAACTTAAATCTATGGGTGTAACTGTATTGAATCACAGTTATGTCGTAGTATGGAAGCGATATGATATTTTAACAGAGATGAACAGAGAACAAGCAATTGATTTATTGGATTATTTACCTAGTGTTAAAGGCATTATGTGGAAGGGAGAGTCCTAAATTGGGGCTCTTCTTTTTTCGCATTAAAAACATAATATATTATGAAAGGTAGGTGATATTTATGATAACTATTATATTAACAGCATTAATTATTATAGCAGTAACATTAGGACTGGGTATTATAGCGATAATCAGCGGAGCATTATCAATATTTATACCATTAGTTATATTAGTACTGCTGGACGTGTTGACTATAAAACTTATCATTAAATGCATCAAAAAGAAGAAGGACAAATAACTATCAGACCCTGAAAAATGGGTCTTTTAGTTTTAATCTAGATTTATATTTTCAGTACGCATTATACCATTTCGCATGATATTTTTATTACTCGTTGAAAATTATACGCGTCCGTAACATCTGCTGTTATGGAACGTATAGTTTCAATATATTTATAACTAAAAGGAGGACTAAAGATGAGTACAAAACATTTACTCACCGAAGAAATCAAAGAGGAATTCGAAGAACTTTCGAAGATTCAGGTAGGAACTGATGAGCATAAGACCGCGGTCGATGCGATCACCAAGCTGATGGACAGAGAAATTGAGCTTAAGAAGCTTGAACTCGAAGAACGCAAAGCTGACGATGAATTCGAACTCGAAAAGAGTAAGAATGAGATCGACGAAGCTAAGGCTGAAAACGAGAAGAAGAACAATAAGACTCAGAACTGTCTCCAGGCGTTAGGTATCGCAATCCCTGCAGGACTTACAATCTGGGGAACACTGAAGAGCATCAAGTTCGAAGAAACAGGAACAATCACAACGGTGGCAGGCAGAAACTTCTTTAACCGACTATTTAAGAAGTGAAACTAAACGGCAAGACTTGAGGGTTGAAACACACCCTCTTGTTTTTGCTCTCGCGCACATAACATCGCCTATAATGAAAGGAGTTGATATTTATGCGTCACAAAGACATTGAAGCGGCAAGAGAACTTAGACTTTGGATCGGACAGATAATTGTGCCAGCGGCAACAGTTATTGCGTTCGTACCCGAAGCGAGAGAACTCGTTGCGACAAAAGCAAAAGAGTTGAAGCAGAAGATCGACAACAAGATTAAGAAGTAATAAACACAACTTTGAGGTTACGAATGTTGTAGCCTCTTAGTTTTGCGGAGGAACATGCGATACCATTACGAAAAACCAACTATATATTTGTCTAAGTACGGACGTACATACATCTGCGATCACCCCGTATATAACAGATGTACTTTATTTTTAATAGAGGATCGAGGATTAGCTGTGATTCAACAGCGTTATGATCCCACTACGAAAAAGACTTGGTGGAGTGAGATAGATCCTTGGTTGACTGACGCTTTATATTTGCATCCTGGTTTTAAAGATTTCTTTGAAGAACGTTCAAGTGAGCGTAAGGACGGTTTATATTCTACTGTTACCATACGACAAATAATGTGGTCTCTTAAAATGAAACCTATCAAAAAAGAAAGATGGGATACTACCTTTGATAGACGTTATATTTAATTCGCGAAAAATTCACAGCGTATTATGAAACCATAGAGTTTCGATAAAAAATTTTTATTCAAAGGAGAAAAATATTATGAACACAAATTTTAAGGGAATGGCAAAGGAACTTAACGAAATCATGGACGAAGCTATGAAGATGGCGCTTAGCGCGATGGATATCGACCTGATGGCTGATATGGCCGAGGACGAGGCAGCGGTTAAGGCATTTTCACTGATGATGAAGGCTGTGAAGGTAAGTAAAGATGCTACGACAGAAATGTGTGACTTCTATGACACCATTGGAGAGAAGATTACAAAAATCGAACGCAACATGGACTTGGCGATAGAGAACCAGAAGGCATTATTCATTCATATGGCAGAACTTCATACCAAGCTTGACAAGATTACAAAGAAACTTGACAAGCCTGAGGTAAAGGAGAGCTAATACATATGCGGAATTGAACTTCGGTTCTCTTCCGTTTTCATTTTCGCGAAGATTTCATGCCGTATTATGAGAAATAGAAAGCTCACTGGGGAGCAGCTAGGAAACTAGAAGGGTAAGTTCAAGTCTTACACTATTTCTTTTACTTTTATATTTTGAAAGGGTGAGAACGATGAGATGTAAACTTGTGCACAAAGCGAAAAAAGTAATACACAAACACGGTTCAACTATTCTTACCGTGATCGGAGCTGGCGGCGTTATCGCTACGACTGTAATGGCGGTAAAGGCTACACCTAAAGCGCTACAGTTGATCGAAGAAGCTGAAGAAGTTAAAGGTGAAGAGTTAACTCCTGTAGAAAAAGTGCAGGTCGCTTGGAAACCGTATATTCCAGCCGTTACAACTGGAGCAGCGACAATCGCTTGTATTTTCGGAGCAAATGCTTTGAATAAGAAACAGCAGGCGTCTTTAATGTCTTCTTACGCATTACTTAGCGAACGTTATCGTGAATATAAAAAACAAGTCGCAGAACGTTATGGTGAAGATGCTGATAAGGAAATTGAAGACGCTATTAACGACTGGTACGAACACAAAGGACCTCTTGATAATGGCGAAAAATTATATTTTGATGAGTTCTCAGGACGATATTTCGAACTTGATCCTGAGCGAGTAAAACTAGCTGAATACGAACTTAACAAGTTATTCAGTTTGTTAGAAGAAGTCACAGTCAACGACTGGTACGAACTACTCGGTGTTAAAAAAATGAAGGGTGGCGACTTAATTGGTTGGTCTAAAGAATCTTATAATTGGAGTTTCTTTGGCTATAACTGGATTGAATTTAATTTCGAAAAAACAGTTAACGATGACGGTCTAGAAACTATCATTATTACAATGCCGTATCGCCCAGACGAAGCCTTTCGATACTACTAATCGCGAGGATTTCATGCCGTATTATGAAAGGAGGTGAGACTCATGAAAGACATGTTGAAAAAAGTGGACCTTGGTAAGGTAGCTGCTGTGACATCAACAATCATTGGAGTAGCAGGTGTACTGCTTAGCAATGTGGTTGAAAAGAACAACAGAAACGATATGAAGGCTCAACTTAAAGACGAGATCTTGAAGGAGCTTGCTAATAAAAATGAATAAACCGTAAAGGGACTCATATTTGGGTCCTTTTTGTTTTTCTGAAAGGAGAGACATTATCATGTCAAAATTTAAAGCTGCGTGTGCGTCATTCAAAACTGCATGCGTAAAACACAGTCCCGAGATACTTACTGGAATTGGTATTGCTGGTATGTTGACTACGACTGTAATGGCGGTAAAGGCTACGCCTAAAGCGTTACAGTTAATCGAAGATGAGAAAGAATATCTCGATGTTGATGAACTTACACCTATTGAGACAGTAAAAGTAGCATGGAAACCTTATATTCCGGCTGCTGTAACTTGTGTTGCTTCTGTTGGTTGTCTTATCGGTGCGAGTGCAACAAATGTTAAGCGTAATGCTGCACTTGCGACCGCCTATAAAATCTCCGAAACTGCTTTGGCTGAGTACAAAGAGAAAGTCGTAGAGACTATAGGCGAGAAAAAGGAGAAAGCGATAAGAGAGGAAATAGAACGTGATCACTTGAGAGAAAATCCAGTCTCAAAAAATCAGGTTATCATCACTGGCAAAGGCACTTCACTTTGCTACGATCCATTCAACGATCGATATTTCGATTCTGACATGGAAACTATCAGACGTGCAATAAATCGTTTAAATCATACGATGATGACCGATATGGCGATGTGCGCGTCCTTAAACGATTTCTACGACGAACTTGGCCTTAGTCATACCAATATCGGTGATTCTATCGGTTGGAAAATTGATTGGGGCTTGATCGAAGAAGATATCCATGCCCTTGTAGCTGATGACGGACGTCCGTGCTTGGTTCTTGGATTCAAAGAAGACCCTAAGTACGGATTCGCGAAGTTTTCATAAACTATTATGAGAGGTAACTCTCACTAATTATTAATTTTTTTAAAAGGAGAAATTATCATGAACGAAGAAACAATGACTAATTTTGAAACCGAGACAAACTATGACGGAGATTATAGTCTCGACACTTGTGACTACACAGGCGACTGTGAGTCTGAAGGCAACGAAACAATCAAATACGTAGCCGTAGCGGCTGCTGCAATCGGTGCATTTGCACTGGTGCAGAAGGGCGTTAAGGCAATCGTAAAGAAGGTTAAGAGCAAGAAGGACGAACAGGACGAGCCTAAGAAGAAGAAACGCAAGAAGGTCGAAGACGAAGAAATTATCGAAGTCGAAGCTGAAGACATCGAGGAAGTAGAAGAGGACGTTGAAGACATCGAGGAAGATACTGAAAAGTATCCTGCAAAAAAGAAGAAAAAGAAGTGAGAACCTACAGCTGAGACACTTGAAACATAGTGTCTTGGCTTTTCTTTTTATATTCGAAAGGAGTAATTGACATGTCTGATTACAAATCAAATTCACACAAATCAAAAGCAGAGGCTGCTGAACGAGAAAAAAGAGTTGACAAGCCTGTTGTAACAGGAAAGGTGTCAAAAGTTAAGTCTAAGAAGAGCAGTAAAATCGCTAGCGCATTCATCGGCGAAGACGCTGGTAATGTAGGTAGCTATATCGTCAATGATATTCTTATTCCGTCTATCAAAAAGGCGGTATCTGATATCGTTACGGACGGAGTAGCGATGCTTCTCGGAACTGATAAAAAGAGAAGCGGACGTTCTAGCTCTTCCGGATATGTATCTTACAGATCATATTCTGACGATCGAGACGATAGATTCCGTAGCTCCAGAACAAGTAGAGGATATGATTTCGACAATATCGTATTTGACAGTCGTGGAGAAGCTGAGGAAGTTCTCGATAGAATGGACGAGCTTATCGATACGTACCGTTCTGTCTCAGTTGCGGATATGTACGACTTAGCTGGTCTCAGCTGCGACTATACAGACAATAAGTACGGATGGACATCACTGCGTTCTGCAGATGTTGTACGTACAAGAGACGGTTATATTATTAAGCTCCCACGAGCTACTGCACTGTAAGGAGGAAATGCATGGCAGCTAAACTTAATGCGGCAACACCAGATATGGTGAACCATCCAGCACATTATAAGTCAGAAACAGGCCTTGAGACGATTGACGTCATTGAGGCCTTTACTTTTGACCTGAAAGGTATCGAAGCAACAGATACTGGAAACATTCTCAAATATATGTGCAGATGGAAGGGTAAGAATGGTCTCGAAGACCTGAAGAAAGCAAGATGGTATCTCAATCATCTCATTGATCATGTAGAAAAACTCGAAAAAGAAAATAAAACGGAGGTAGAGTAATTATGAAACTCGAAGCTATTAAAAATAAAATGTCAAGAGGCCTGCATCGTGTAGGCTTCAAAGCTAAGAAGCATAGTCCTGCGATCCTTGTAGGTGCAGGCATTGTTGGTGTTGTAGGTGCTGGTGTACTTGCTTGTCGTGCGACACTTAAGATCGATGAGGTTCTCGCTGAGCGTGAAGAAAACCTCGAAAAGTTCGATTCATATGTTGAGGAAAAAGGATATTCTAATAAATATACTGAAGAAGATCACAAGAAGGATACAGCAATCGTAAATGTTCAGACTGGCGTTAAGATCGCTAAGTTATACGCACCAGCTGTAGCACTCGGTGCGGTGTCAATCACAGCTATTATTTGCTCACACAATATTCTCAACAAGCGTAATGCAGCACTTGCAGCAGCTTATGCAACAGTAGAGGGCACATTCAAGGACTACAGAAACCGTGTCGTAGAAAGATTCGGTAAGGAACTTGATCACGAGCTTCGTTATAACATCAAATCAAAAGAATTCGAGCATACTGAGATCGACGAAGAGACAGGTGAAGAAAAAGTAGTAAAGGAAATCAAGGAAGTTTGCGACGATCCTAATACGTATTCCGATTACAGCCGTTTCTTCGATGAGGGGTGCAACGGATGGACTAAGGATCCTGAGCACAATCTGTGTTATCTGAAAACAGTACAGGCACATTTCAATAATAAACTCAAAGCTGATGGAAGAGTATTCCTTAACGACGTATATAAAGCACTTGGTATTCCGGAAACTAAGGCTGGTCATGTCGTTGGTTGGGTTTATGACGAAAAGAATCCTGTCGGCGATAACTATATTGACTTTGGTATCTACGATACTAACAGAGAACGTGTTCGTGCATTCGTAAACGGATACGAAAGAGTAATTCTCCTTGATTTCAATGTCGACGGCAACATCTGGGAGCTGATGTAAAATGACGGGTAAAGACCTGATCGTTTATATTCTACAAAACAATCTTGAAAACGAACCAGTTATACACGATGGTAAACTGATAGGCTTCTTAACCGCGGAAGAAGCAGCAGTAAAAATGGGTGCCGGCGTATCTACTGTCAAATGTGGTCTAGGATTAGGCAGGATACCCGGATATGAATTACAATCAGGTATTTATATTCCCGAAAACTCTATATAGGAGTGAAAAACTATGAGTCATCAAACAATTAACGTAACATCTTATTGTTTGTTCACGATAGCCAGTATTTTCTTTATGGGTGGTATGGTCATATTATCTAAGGAGTGAGGCTTTATGGAACGATTAGAAATGCTTATGGTATTGGTTGATGAGATACTCGATACCCGAACTAAAAAACATATTGTAGGTGGTGCTCTTATGAGCATCTCCTTATTGTTTGGAGGTTTGGCTATCACTGTAATATCTTTAAAAATGGAGGCTGACATTGATGAATAACAAAGTAAAAGCAGCGGTGATATTTGTAGCGGGAGCAGCAGTTGGTTCTGTTGCAACTTGGTTTGCTACAAAGCAGTACTACAAAAACATCGCAGATGAGGAGATTGCGTCTGTGAAAGAGGTATATTCAAAGAAAAAGGCAAAAACAGAACCGAAAAATTCCCCGGATGAAAAAATCGAGGAAGTAGATCATACTGCTGATTATGAAAAGGTACTCTCTAATGAGGGTTACACAAATTACAGTAAACGTAACGACGATAAGGACTATGACTTACCAAGCGAAGACGACAATCCATTTGTATCGTTCATTAACGACGACGAATACGGTTTCGAATTCGAGACTGAGTCATTGGATTACTTTATGGTAGACGACGTTGTTGTCGACGGTGTTGGCGAGGTTCTTTCTGAGGACGAAGTTGCGGAGGCAATCGGCGTAGATTGGAAAGACAGATTCTTAAATTGCGGTTACGAGACACTTTATATTCGTAACACTTACAAAGAAATGGACTACGAAGTTGTATTAAATAACTGTCGATACACAGACGAGGAGGAGTGATGAGGTATTAGAAATATAAATGACGACATTCGTAACGACTATTTTAATTGGATGTACAGCATTGTGACAAAGGACCGAATCATTCCAGATATATCATTCAGAAAACTGTTAATGTTCTTTCATGATACAGAATTCACGTATACGATATTAAAAGACGAGAACCGATATAACGACGGACTCGAACTGCGATATCGTTTCGCTCTGGAGAACGGATACGAGTTCAAAGCCGATGATATTATCGCTATTCTTGACGGTCCTTGCTCTGTTCTCGAAATGATGGTTGCTCTATCGTTGAGAATGGAAGAAAACATCATGGATAATCCCGAGTATGGAAATAGAACCGGTCAGTGGTTCTGGCAGATGACTACTAATATGGGATTAGGTGGACAACAGGATTCTATATTTGATAAAAAATATGTCGAAGAAAGAGTGCATCGATTCCTTGACCGTAGATACGAGAGAAACGGAAAAGGCGGCTTGTTTACTGTTCGAAATACCACTGTCGATTTACGAGATGTCGAAATATGGTATCAGATGAACTGGTATCTTGATACAATAACGTAAAGGAGCATATGTAATGTGTTAGATTTCATAATTATTTCCACGAGGCGGACAAAAAGCGGAACGTGGGAAGTATATCCTCGATTTAAACTCTATCCTAAATCAGAGGATCTCATGATACGAGGCGGTGATTTTTATGCAGTGTGGATAGAGGAATTAGGCTTGTGGTCTACGAACGAGAGTGACGCATTACGTTTGATAGACTACGAGCTTACTAAATATGTGGAAGATAATCGTAATAAGTTCGGCGAAGATGTACGTATTCTGCATATGTGGGATTCTGAGTCTGGTATGATAGACGCCTGGCATAAATACGTACAAAAACAAATGAGGGATTCGTTTGCTATGTTAGACGAATCTCTTATATTTGCCAATACTGAAACTACTAAGAAAGACTATGCATCAAAACGATTACCATATCCACTTGAGCCTGGTAAATGTCCGTCATGGGAACGTCTCATCGGCACATTATATTCTGAAAACGAAAGACATAAAATCGAATGGGCCATAGGTTCTATTCTGAATGGTGATTCAAAGATGCTGCAGAAATTCATGGTTCTGTATGGCTCAGCAGGTACTGGTAAATCGACAATATTGAACGTAATACAGATGTTATTTGATGGATATTATTCTGTATTCGATGCGAAGGCACTCGGTTCTCCAAGTAATTCGTTTGCGCTCGAAGCATTTAAGTCAAATCCATTAGTTGCGATACAGCACGATGGTGATTTGTCAAGGATTGAGGATAACACAAGACTCAACAGCTTAGTTTCACATGAGCTTATGACTGTCAATGAGAAATTTAAAAGTACTTACGCCAACAGGTTTAAGTGCTTTTTATTTATGGGCACAAACAAGCCTGTACGTATCACAGATGCGAAGTCAGGTCTCATAAGACGACTCATTGATGTCACACCTAGTGGAAAGAAGCTTAATCAAGCTGATTACAAACGTGCTGTTGATCATATTCCGTTCGAGCTCGGTGCTATTGCGTGGCATTGTAAAGAGGTGTACGAACGTGATCCATATTTCTATGACGATTATGTTCCGCTTTCTATGATGGGGGCTACGAACGACTTCTACAACTTTATAATCGATTCGTATTCTGTATTCAAAAAAGAGGATGGTACAACGTTAAAGGCTGCGTGGGAAATGTACAAACAGTATGTTGAGGACGCTAAGGTACCCTATCCTTTCTCTCAGAGAAATTTCAAAGAAGAGCTTAAGAACTACTTCAGAAACTTTGACGAGAGATTCAATATGGAAGACGGTTCGAGAGTTCGGTCATATTACTCAGGTTTCAGAACTGACAAATTCGAAACTGAGACTGAGAAAAAAGAAGAAATAAAGACCGAACAAAAAACATGGCTTGATTTCGAGGAACAGGATTCGTTATTCGACAAAGAATGCGTTGATTGTTTGGCTCAGTATACATCATTGAAACAGACACCTATAAACAAATGGATTAACGTCACTTCAAAACTCGGTGATATTGATACACATAAACTGCATTATGTCAAGGTGCCGGAAAATCACATCATAATCGATTTCGATTTGACTGGTCCTGACGGTAAAAAATCATTAGAGCTAAATTTAGCAGAGGCTTCCAAGTGGCCGGCTACGTACGCAGAGTTATCTAAGAGTGGTACCGGCATCCATCTCCATTATATTTATACGGGAGATGTAGAGAAACTCAGTCGTGTCTATGATGACAAGATTGAGATTAAAGCATTCACAGGCAATAGTTCATTAAGACGAATGCTAACTAAATGCGTTAACTTACCCATCGCGGTGATATCTTCAGGATTACCGCTAAAGGAGGATGGTAAAATGTTATCGTCAGATAGCATAAAAAACGAAAAACATTTGAGAGTTCTGATCAAAAAGAACCTCAATAAAGAAATACATTCAAGTACCAAATGCAGTGTTGATTTTATATATAAGCTTCTTGAAGATGCTTACAACTCAGGTATGATTTATGACGTATCCGATATGTATAATTCAATACTTGCATTTGCAGGAAACAGCACTAATAAAGCTGATATTTGCATGGATACCGTCGACAAGATGAAATTCAAGTCTGACGAACCAGCTGCAAATGTGGATACGGACGGCGATATTCCGATTGTATTCTTTGATATCGAGGTATTCCCTAACCTGTTCATTGTGAATTACAAGTTCCAAGGCAAGGAGAACCCCGTTATACGAATGATAAACCCTAGTCCGAGCGATATTGAGATGCTGACACATTATCGTCTTATCGGTTTCAATAATCGTAGATATGATAACCACATCATATATGCTCGTCTCATGGGTAAGACAAACGAAGAGTTATATCATATTTCTCAGAGAATTATAGCCGGAGACAGAAATGCATTCTTCGGTGCTGCTTACAATCTTAGTTATACAGATATTTATGATTTCGCTTCTGCGGGTAACAAGAAATCTCTGAAGAAGCTCGAAATCGAAATGGGTATCCACCATCAGGAGCTTGGACTTCCTTGGGATCAACCTGTTCCAGAAGAACTTTGGCCTAAGGTAGCTGAGTATTGTGATAATGACGTAATCGCTACTGAAGCAGCCTTCGAATATTTATCAGCGGACTGGACTGCGAGACAGATTCTTGCAGACTTAGCCGGAATGACAGTTAACGATACAACGAATACACTTACTACCAGATTTATATTTGGTAATGAGAAAAATCCTCAGCGTGAGTTCTGTTATCGTAACTTAGCTGAGCCTGTATTCGAGCTTGATCCAGAAGTTGAGAAATTCCTCAGGGAGAAATTCCCCGAAATGATGGCACAACGTCATGGCGAAGCTGGTTCGCTTCTTCCATATTTCCCAGGCTACAAATTCGAAAACGGTAAGTCATATTATCGTGGTGAAGAAGTAGGCGAAGGTGGTTGGGCTGAGGGAATCCCAGGAATGTACGTAAACGTAGGTCTGGATGACGTAGCGTCAATGCATCCACATTCGGCAATGGCAGAGTGTATATTTGGACCGAGATTCACCAGAGCATTCTACGACATCGTGTACGGACGAGTTGAAATTAAACACGAATCATGGGATGTCGTTAATGAAATGCTTGACGGAAAGCTTACACCATACGTCGAGAAAGTAATACGTGGTGAGATGTCAAGTGGCGATCTTGCTAACGCATTGAAAACAGCTATTAACTCGGTTTACGGATTGACGGCTGCTCACTTCGATAATGCATTCAGAGATCCTCGTAACGTTGACAATATCGTAGCTAAGCGTGGCGCATTGTTCATGCTTGACCTGAGAGAAGCTGTACGTGAACAGGGTTTCAAGGTCGTTCACATCAAGACAGACTCTATCAAAATCGAGAACGCTACGAAAGAAATTATCGAATTCGTTTATAATTTCGGTAAGCGTTACGGATATACATTCGAGCATGAGGCTACTTACGACAAGATGACGCTTGTCAATGACGCTGTGTATATTGCTAAGTACGCAATGCCTGACAAATGTGAGAAGATGTACGGTTATATTCCTGGCGACAACAAGAAAAAGGGCGGTAAATGGACTGCTACTGGTAAGCAATTCGCTGTTCCATATCTGTTCAAAACTCTGTTCAGCAAGGAAGATATCGTATTCGAGGATATGTGTGAGACATTCGCAGTATCTAAGGGCGACTTATATTTGGATTTCAACGAGTCACTTCCTGACGTATCTGAATGGGAGCTTATTCATGATACGAGGCTCGCTATCGCTAACGGCAAAGCAGACAAATGTCGTAAACGTGACCTTGCTTTGGTTGACGAGTATGCGTCTATGTCAGATGACGAATTAACATCGGTGATATCTGAGGGCCATGATATGGCATTCGTAGGACGTGTCGGACAGTTCTGTCCTGTAGCTGAGGGTACGAACGGTGGTATATTGTATCGTGTAGCTGACGGTAAGAATTATGCTGCTCCAGGCTCTACTGGATATCGTTGGGTTGAGTCTGAACAGATAAAGATGATGGGTCGTGAGGGTGATATTGACAGATCATTCTATACGAAACTTATCGACGATGCTGTTGCAGAGATATCTAAGTACGGAGACTTCGAGTGGTTCGTGTCTGACGAGACAGTACCACTACCGATTGATCTTCCATGGGTAATGGAATGTGGAAGAGACACCTGTACTGGATGTAGCAACTTGGTAGTCGATGGCGGCAAGATATACTGCAAGAAGGGTCACGATAATAGCGACTATGCTAGTTCATTCTACGAGCCGTTCTGACTCGCGTAATTTTCATCCTCTTATATGAAGGGGGTGAAAACTCATGGAATTAGCAATCGCAGTATTAGTCGGCTACTTAGTATTCAAATGGCTTACTGATAACAAAAATAGCAAATGAGTAAAACTCGCAGAAGACTGAAGACACTTAGAATGACGATTCGAGTGTCTTAGTTTTTATATTAAAAAATTTTTTAAACCAGAAAGGAAATTAAAACTATGGAAATCACTTTTGCACCAAGAGGAATCTTACAGATTGATGATTGCAGAATCATTCACAGAAATTTCAGTGGAGAAGCATCAAAGTATAACAGAGAGGGAGACAGAAACTTCTCTGTTGTTATTCCCACTACCGAGCTTGCAGATGAACTTGCAGCTCAGGGTTGGAACGTAAAGATTAAGCCACCTCGTGAGGAAGGCGAAGAGCCATTTATGTTCTTACCTGTAAAGGTTAAGTTCAATGACAGAGGACCTGCTGTATATCTGCAGTCAGGACGTAACAAGATCAGACTCGAAGAACACAATGTCGGCAGACTTGACCGTGTTGATATTATCGGAGTTGATCTCGATATTCGTCCTTATGACTGGGATGTAAACGGTAAGCAGGGTAGAACTGCATATTTGCAGGCTATTAATGTTGTTCAGGACGTAGATAGATTCGCAGCGGACATGGAGTACGAAGATTAAATCTATTAAAAAGGACTGAGAACAGTGAGGGTCACTAAATACAAAACTAAACTTACTGAAAGTAAAAAAGTGGAACTTACGAAAGAAATTAGTATCAATTATGCAGGATTGGAAAACAAGTTTACTAGTCCGGATGATGTATATTTATTTGCTAGAAACTTTCTACGTATGCATCTTGACTCAGAAGAGTATATGTATATGTTTTGCTTTAACACAAAAATGGTAATGACGTCTGTATTTGAAATTTCTCACGGAAATGTTAATAGTTCAATCGTAGGGCCTAGAGAGGTATTTCAAAAGGCCCTATTAGCTAATGCTGTAGGTATTATCCTAGCCCATAACCATCCAAGTGGAGATCCGACACCAAGTGCCGAGGATATTAAAGTTACCAAACGACTAATCGAGTCTGGTGAAATTCTTGGTATCAACGTGTTGGATCATTTGGTTATCGGCGATGGTAAGTACGTCAGCTTAAAAGAAAAAGGATATTTGTGAGGTGTTCACCATGAAAACAAATAGATTCTACAGCAAACATTTAAATGCGTATTTTGATAAGCATTATGGTGAGTATGAAGATATTGTTGAATGGTATACCGATCCAGTATCAAATAAATGGATCTTTGATATTCCGGATCAGAAATTACGAGTTAAGTTGACTTGTAATGATGACGGAGTTATCGAAGAACGAAGATTCTATATTCATAAATTTTGAAAGGAGATTCATATGGCTGAAACTATGTCTTATGCTGCTTGGCGGAAGGAAAACCCTAACAAACATACGGCGTTACCTTCTAGTGCCGAAGCTAAAAGATTCATGGAATATATGGAACAAATGGCGGACAAGTCGGGTGTCGGAGTTCTTATAGGTAATATTAACAGTGGATATCGATACATCGATGAAGCGACTGCAAACGCGCTGACTGCTTGGGACTACGTAACTGAGCAGAAGAAGCGAATGGAGCAGGGACCGAAGATTAATTATTATTTGATGACGTCTAGAAACAGTGGAAAAAATCGTATGCTTTATGAAATCAACCGATTAATAGCTGCTGGTGTCGACGAACGCACTGCGGAAAAGACGGTGTTAAACAATATCTATGGCGCATTTGCCACGGGACCTAATGAAAGCATTACGACAACTCGTTTCTTAACGCCTGACGACATAAAGTGTATAAACGACGTGATGAATTCGATGTCAAATGAAAAGGCGAAAGAAATTGAGTGTAAACGTCATCAGGATGAAATCGACGCTCTCTTATCTATTTATCGTAAGGATTTAGAAGAGCTGCTAGAACCAACCATCAATAAAGAAAAGGAGAATAATATGAAAATTACAAAGGTATACGGCGAGCCTCTCCGAATTAAAGAGGTTATATTCAACAATCCTGCAACTATCGTGTTCTGGAACGATGACACAAAGACGGTTGTAAAGGCTGATAACGACGCATTCGATCCCGAAAAGGGTCTTGCTATGGCTATTGCTAAGAAGTTCCTTGGTAATAAGGGTAGCTACTACAACGAATTCAGAAAGTGGCTCCCTGAGAAAGACGAGGCTGCTAATGAGTAGAGACATCAGAATCGTTAACTACGCCGTGCATTGTCAGACATGCAGACACTTGGAACTTGACGGAACAGAGGAACCATGTAACGAGTGTTTGGCAATGCCGGTAAACGAGCATACCGAAAAGCCGGTTAACTACGAAGAAAAAGAGAAAGACGCGTAATTTTCATAGCCTTTAATGAAAGGAGATGAGACCTATGACAATCAAAGAAGCGATTAAACTGGGTTTCGGTTTCTACATTGGATATACAACGGCGAAAGCGCTTGATGTAGTTCTTGGAGACTTATTAAAAGAATCCGGACTCGAAAACAAGATCAGAGCCAAATTGGATATGCCGATTACTGAAACCAAAAACACAGAAGCTAAAAACAAAGTCGAAATAGGATTTCATATTTAATCTCAATTATTGGGACCGGTAAAAACAACTGGTCCCTTTAATTTTTTCTGGAGGTGGTATTTGTGGGTGAATTTCTATACGATTATCAAATGAACGCTGTTGAAAAAATGTCTAACGGTTGTATCCTGAACGGAGGAGTTGGTTCTGGTAAATCTAGAACTGGACTCTTTTATTATTTCAAAGAGCAGGGCGGATGGATCGAAGGTAGTGAACATACATACATGAAAAAACCAAAAGATCTTTATATCATCACTACAGCCATGAAACGTAACAGTCTGGAATGGGAAGGCGAATTGTGTAATTATTTGATGTCTCCCGATCCCGAAGTGAACTACTACGATAATCGTATTGTTATAGATTCCTGGAATAATATCAAAAAGTACAAAGATGTACATGGCGCATTCTTTATATTCGACGAGGATCGTGTAACCGGCAATGGCGTATGGGTAAAAGTATTCTTGGATTTGGCTAGAAAAAACGACTGGATCATATTATCAGCAACACCCGGCGACTCTTGGGTCGATTATATTCCGGTCTTTGTAGCGAATAGATTTTACAAAAATAAAACCGAGTTCAACCGCGAACATGTGGTATTCTCTCGTTTTAGTAAATATCCAAAGATTGAAAAATACATTAACACTGGGCGACTCATTCGCCAGCGAAATCAAATTCTAATCGATATGGATTTCACGAGAAAAACGGAAGCTATCCATGAAGATATCGTTGTAGAATATGATCGAGCGAAGTATAAGGACGCTCAACGAGATCGCTGGGATCCATATAAGAACGAACCTATCCAACAGGCTTCGGGTTTATGTTATGTGCTTCGAAGAATTGTAAATGAGGACGAATCGAGACAAGTGAAACTCCTTGAAATCCTTGAAGAGCATCCAAGAGCGATTATATTCTACAACTTCGATTACGAATTGGAGATTCTCAAAAATCTTTATTACGGAAAAAAGGTAAAGATCGCTCAGTGGAATGGACATAAGCACGAACCGGTTCCCGATACAAAACGTTGGGTATATTTGGTTCAGTATACTGCCGGATGCGAGGGATGGAACTGTATCAAGACAGATACTATTATATTCTACTCGCAGAATTATTCGTACAAGGTAATGGCGCAGGCTGCTGGTCGAATTGACCGACTGAACACACCATATGAAAAGCTGTACTATTTCCATTTGAAATCTAAGGCATCTATCGACTTGGCTATCGCTAGAGCTGTTGCGAACAAGAAACGGTTTAACGAGACCAAGTGGGTTGACAAATCGAATATCAGAATGACCTATTCACCGAACACCACGAGACGATATGCGTAGATTCGCGATATGATCATTTTCCTTTATGAAAGCAAAAGCTTTACATCATATTTATAAAGGAGAATCATTATGAAAAAATTTAAAATTTACAAAGGATATTCCCCCGATCACATTGATGACGGATGGAGTTATGAACTTCTATCAGAACATGATGATAAAAACGATGCGGAGGTCGCATCCGAAAAATCGAGAAAAGCGTTAATAGCTGAGATATCAAATAAAGACTATGACTACAAGTTTTTCGATAATTCGGATGACTCGCACGTTTATATGTCACATGATTTCTACATGAACGGTTACAGCGCTTACTCGATCATTTTGACGACGAGGGAATTACCGGACTACTACAATCCTAATGATGACTACTGGTATGAACATATGGCGGACTAGCTTAGCAACAAGAGGCTTACTAACAACTGTAAGTCTCTTAGTTTTGCTTCTCGTGCGAAAAACACAGCGTTTTATGGGAGGTGATATTATGGCTGCCATGAAAGAATTATTTACAGAGCTCATGGAAATGCACATTGAACTATGCGATTTACTCGATCAATATAACGAGAAATTACGTATAGCTTCAGGTGACGATCCTGAGAAATCTAAAGAAATACATAGAATGATTATTGATATGGCCAATAAATCACAGGGAACATAAAACATAAAAGGGACTTACTAACAACTGTAGGTCTCTTAATTTTATTTTTAAGGAGAAAAGTAATGAACAATAACGAAAACAAAAACACGGCTGTTGAAGAGACGGGTACGGACGAAGTGACACCCCGAGACATCGATAAGGAGCGATTCCGAATATTACTCGTGGTCTGTGTCTCCATGTGGCTACTTACATGGTTTATATTACTTATGCTTGGGTTCTATATTCGCTTTGCGACAGCGAAACCCGAGGACTCATATTTTACCGTAGTTGAGATACCTGTAGCGACAACGACGACAGCTATTACAACTACTAAACACACCACAAACACTACAACGACTGCTACTACAACCACATCTACAACGGTGATATCCACAACCACAGCGCCGGCTACGTACGTTGAACCGGTGAATAACGACGTTTCATACGAAGAGCCTACGTACGATGATTACGTATTACTTTGTAATCTTGTAGCGAGAGAGTACGGCTCAGATTGGGTGCCGGTTGAGGAGAAAGCTAAAGTTGTGGCCACAGTAATGAACCGTGTTAATTCCGATATATTTCCCAACACTGTATACGAAGTCGTAACCCAGCCGAATCAGTTCAGCGGTTATGTTGCGTATTATGATTTTACAAGTAATGTCACATCCTCGGTTAAGGAAGCGGTAGATTATTACTTTGCGCATCCGGACGAGTTTGGTTCGTATCTGTATTTCTACGGAGATGGCACATACAATCACTTCTATTGATTCGCGTAGAAAAAGGAGATTTAACCATGATCGAAATTATTATTAACGGACAGAAGTTGACCGAGCCGCAAAAAACATCATTTCTTGCTCAGACAGCGGCTATGTATCTTGTACAGAAGATGCATGAAGCAGGTTATAGCAAAAAGAAGATAGCTGATACAGCATGCTGCTCAGAAGAAACTGTACAAAAATTTATCGATGAACTTAAAAGGAGAGGCGAATATGTATAACAAACGAGAATACAAAAGCAACAAACCAGGCAGAGAAAAATGCAAGACATGCAAGTATAACTGCAAAAAATGTGAAGATATGTACAAAAAGAATCCAACGTCACACACCATGCGAGACGCTCTTTGTTGGTGCTGTGCGAAAGCTACCGATGGATCTTGTCAGTATATGATGACTGGTAAGGTTTACGAGGATACCGTATACCACACTAAAAGACTCAGAGACGGTACGGTGGGTACCAACATAAGTGATTGTCCTAAGTTTGTGAGGGGGTAGACGTCGTGAACAGTTTAAACAGAAAGTCATTACGAGAGCATGCTAAACAGGCCGCACTTGAAGATCTGTACGACCGTCTTCCCGATATATGTAACCAGATTGGTGAACACATGGTAGTTGCTATGCTGGCGGTATTTGAGGGTCGTGGAAATCAGCCAAAATACATAAAAAAATTCTACGAGGATCTTATGCTCGTTTTGGAGACACCTGAAATAATGGGCATGAAGATTGTTTCGAATGAGGTTAAGAAACGTTACGAAAAAGAATACGGAATCGATTTTGATAGAATCCAGATTAATATTGTATCAAAAGAAGAGTTCGTTAAGGATAATATGTGAGGCGTTTATATGACGTATAAAGAATATGAAGCTAGACTTAACTCATTGGCCGAAATAAGAGACGTAGTCATATGGGACAATCGTAAATCAAGACGGTTATATGTGGCGGAAATAGCTAACTTCGATTATGAAGAACTGCTAGAATTCGGCAATAATATTATTGACGGAGAAATAACAGTACCTGGGGGACACGAATCTGCTCTGGTTAAATTACTGGATTTCGTCGAGAAGACCTCGGGCGTCAAGAGAAACTTGTTTAATTATTTTTAAGGAGGAAAAGTAAAATGAAATTTAACATTGACGATATTATCAGAGATAAGGCTACTGGCGCTGTTGGTAGAATAATAGCCATCGCTAGTTACATTTCTATGTACCGCATTGATTGTGGTGACAGATGTATCTGGGTTGAAGAGAACAATGCTGAGAAAGCGGAGGGATGATGCGTGGATAAAAATGAAACCCTAGCCTATCGTTTGCAAGAACTGGCTGAAAAAGAGAACGTTATCTTAGACATAAAATTTGACGGTCGTAGCGACTCTATGGTGTTCATGGTACTTCATGTAACATATGGCGACAAACATGTCAAAGCCGCATACGATGGCTATGAACTTGAAAAAGTTAGATTATTCGGTATCGACCCTGAGCACGACGATTATTTTGTGGAGACGTTCGAAAATCTTATCGGACGGATTAAGAATGAGGAAAAACTGAAAATCCTTGAGCCGTTCAATAATGTAACAATATTCGACTGTTCTACATCTAAGATACTAAGTATTGACGAGATAGCGGAATACTCGATTGAGGAAATCCGACAATTCGGTAATAAGATTCTCGATGGTAGCATAAGAACGCCCAATCACTCAGATCGAGTACTCACGGAACTGTTGGGTTTCGTTGAGATGGTCTTAGGTAAAAAAAGAGACTTGTTTAAACGTTTTTAAAGGAGGGATAACATGGCTTACATAGTCCCATTGGATAAACCGAAATGTTGTATAGAATGTCCATTCTGTAGTGATAAACAATACGACCTTGTAGATAACGGACTGTATGAAAGAATCGGCCGTTGTGTAATCGCTCCCGAATACGACGAAGAGACCGGTGAAGAAATCGATGCTTATAGAAACGTTTATTGGTTGAGTAAAAACGTATTCGATTGGTGTCCGTTAAAAGAATGTAATGAAATACTTACCCCTAATGAAGTTCGTATTATATCAGGAAGAAAACCGTTTAAGGATCCCAAAGCTGATGAACTTTACAATAAAAATTTAAACAAATCAAATAAGGAGGAAAACTAAAATGAAAAAACTTGCAATTATATTATCTTGTATCTTAGCAGTTGGCTGTTTCACTGGCTGCGAAACAACTCAGGCTGATAGAGTCAGCTATAACTTATCCCAGGAGGCGGATAACTTTAATGACGTTCGTCAGTTGACAGTTATTAATTGTCTTCAGGGAGACGTAATATTCCAGATGACTGGTAAGATGAGCATTGAAGCAGACACGAGTGATAACCAGCTTGAGGTTATTGTTGAGTGCGATGGAGGTTATAAAAAGCATTTTATCGGTCTTTCCGATAATGTTACGTATGTAGTCGAGGACATTACTCAGGGTGTAGTGGATAACTATCAGTATTCGCTCAATTTCAACCCCAAGATGTGGATTCCTGTTGAACCTGAGATAATCGATTAAAAGGAGTAAGACTAAAATGAAAAAGATTCCAACGTTATTTAAAAGAGTATTCGAGAACCATAGAATAGTAGACATTACCGATGAGATTACGCCTGGTTGTGAAGAGGCGTTTCTTCACGGAGTAGCGACCATTAAATATGATGGTAGCTGCTGTGCCATCATCGATGGTGTATTCTATAAGAGATACGATGCTAGAAAGGGAAAGAAACCCCCTGAGGGAGCTATACCCTGTTGTGAACCCGATCCAATAACCGGTCATCATCCTCATTGGGTTAGGGTAAACCCCGACGACCCAGGCGATAAATGGTTTATAGAAGCATATGATAAGTATCGTGTTTGGACGTTACAGTGCCATATGGATATTTTTGACGGCACTTATGAAGCGATAGGCCCTCATTTCCAAGGGAATCCTCATGGTTATATTCTGGATACGTTATGTAGACATGGCGAGGATAGTATCCTGATAAAAAGAACGTTTGATTCAGTGAAAACATTTCTTGAGAAAAATATGATAGAGGGCATCGTATTCTGGCTGAACGGCGAGCCTGTATGTAAAATCAAAAGAACTGATTTCGGCTTTCCCTGGAACGAAAGGAGTAAAAAATAATGGATGCTATAAGAGAAGATATTATTGCGGCTGTTGACAAGGAGTTGACAGCTGCTAACGAGAAGTTCCCGATGTTTGCTTCGCTGCATGAAGCATACGGGGTTATTGCGGAGGAGAAGTACGAGGTTGATGATGCTCTGAATGACGTTAACCGCTATTTCGATATTGCATGGAAGCAGATCAGAAACGACAACTCTAAGATCGCAGTTGAGCATTTGTTGAGGACCAAGGATGCTGCTATTCACTTAGCGATTGAGGCATGTCAGATCGCTGCTATGTGTATCAAAGCTAAGCAGAGTGTAGAGAATCCTCTTGACATCAAGGCGCTGGAAGAGAAGCATTGGGAAGAGTGTCGTCAGATTGCTCACTATGACAACGAATTACAGCAGAAAGACCGTCTGTTGAGATTGAAAAAATTCAAAAGAAACTTGAAGGAGAAGATTTATTATGACTGAGACAGAGAAGTATATGGATTATTTACAGAGAAAATCCAAGAAGGATGTCGAGAATGCTAAAAAAGAAACCGAAAAGGAGAATAAAAAGAAATGAAACTTTTAATGATGTTTTACCTTGCTTTAGCGATACTGCTTATAGCGTCATGTATTAAGGATTGGTTCGAAGGACTTGATGAGCGCATGGCTATGAACGAATATTTCGATGATATTGAGGATATGTTATACGCTCGTGATCAGATGGTTGAAGACGCCCCCGGTATGACATTAAATGAATTACGTTATGATAGGAGTGCGTGGAGATGGTAGGATTTATTCTTGGTACTTTACTTGGCGGTACTGCAGGTGTGGGAATCATGTGTATAATGACTGTTGCTAAGGAGGAAAGTAAAAATGATTAAGATTGAAAACGTAGAGGTTGTTGGTTGGAAAGCTGCTATTAGAGGTATGCGTAATCCTAAGAATTCTTGGGATAGAAGTGACAGCAACGTTTGTGCTCTCTCTGAACATACCGTACACTGTAAAGATTGTCCTCAGGGAAGTATGTGTAATGCTGATATTGCAGATGTTGAAAAAACGTATATAGTTGGCCCCAACGATCTGGGACTTATGAACAACCTTGCTAAGGGTGGTCCGGTGCATGCAAAGTATCGTAGAATGATTGTGGTGTATGTTGATATTACCGCGCCATTGTACTGGTGGAAAGAATTTGATACATATAAAATAGGAACCGTTGCGAACTCTTGCTCAACTATGCATAAGATTGCGGATAAGGAGTTTACTCTTGACGATTTCTCAACAGAGCATCTGTTCGGACCGGAAGATATGCTTGCTTTTGATGAGCGTTATGAAATAGAAAAAGATAATGCTTTAGCGGCGGTAGATGTTGATGGTCATTGGTGTTATTTCACTCCTAAACATTATATTCAGATGACCTGTAACATCCTGAATCATTATCGTACCAAATATCTCAAGAATAAAGACGACCCTCGTGAAAAGGTGAGTGACCGTCCTGGTGCGATGAATCGCTATTGGTGGCAGATGATTCAGCTTCTCCCCAGTAGCTATAATCAGAAGAGAACTATCATGCTCAGCTATGAGGTTCTTGTGGGTATGTATAGAGACCGTAAAACTCATAAGCAGGATGAATGGTATGAGTTCTGTGAGTGGATCGAGACACTGCCGTATAGTGAGATCATTACTGGAGGAACTAAGGAGAAATAAACCATGATCGTATACGTTATAAGAAATAATCGAACTATGGCTATATTACGGAAATCTCATCTGGAGTACATGGCGTTCCAGACTCCCGAGGGTGCGCAGGAATACATACAGCAGCAGAGACTGAATCCGGATTACTTTGAGGTCGTGTCTATGTACGTAGGTCATGATAAGAAGAAAGTTCCTTTGAAGTATAAATGGAAGTTTAAAGGTAAGTAAATATTAAATACGTACTAACCAAATGGCTAATTCATGAAAGTGAGGTAATCGAAATGCTTATTGAACGTAAAGGATATAAATTTGAGACTGATAGTTTAATGATCTTTTGGGAAGGAGCTACCATCATCGATATGATTGGTCATTTGGAAAGGCGTATATTGGTGTATTCATATCAATATTATGAGCTTGGACAGACTGTGGTTCCAGACAAGTATTACGATTTAGTATCTATATATCTCGTAGAAATGATCGAGCGTTATCCTGAGGAGTTTAGACAGAGTTCATATTACTATGTTTTTGAAGATTTCGACGGATCTACTGGTTTTGATTTGTATTATCGGCTGACGGACGATGACCGCGATAGAATAGAACAGATAGCTTTTTCGGTACTAGACAGATATAACAGACGATCGCATATCATAATAGAGGCTAAGGACGCGTAATATTCACCTACTGTTATGGAACCTATTAGGTTACTATATATATTAAAAGGAGATTATTACTATGAAACTTGTACCTGTGGAGAAAATTCCCAACCGTAAAAGCGGCCATCATTATCTTGAGGAGATGGTAAAGGAGTTTATGGACGGAAACCATGATATCTGTGAAGTGGATATCAAGGAGCACGAATATAAACATCCGATATACTGCTACAAAGGTTTTCATTTGGCAATCAAACGAATGGGAATTAAGACGGTAAAAGCTAAATACAGTAATGGCAAAACTTACTTAGTAAAAGTAGCAATCTGAACGGGATAAAGAAGAGACTGAGTGAAAACAACTTGGTCTTTTCTTTTTGCTTAGATACGCGATAGGAACGTATTCCTTTATGAAGACAGTGATGTCTTACATTAATCGAAAAGGAGATATTTATCATGATCGAAATTTTTAAGGATGGACAGAAGATGACTAAGGAGGAAAAGCACAATTGGATCAACAAGATAGTTACTAACGCTTGTATAATACATATGCACAAGGTTGGTTGTGATGTTGAACTTATAGCTAAAGCGGTGCATCGTTCTGTATATTACGTACAGAGAAGAATCGACATGTGGTGTAAAGACAACCTTAAGATCGATTAAGACAGACTGACAAATAACTATCAGACCCTGAAAAATGGGTCTTTTAGTTTTGCTCTTCGCGTGGGCTACGTACGCTGTTATGGAACCGAGAGGTTACTAATCATATTAAAAAGGAGAAAAGTATCATGGCTAAAATTAAAATTACCATTGAAATGGAACTCGACGACATTATGGAAGAGAAGGAGGAACCAAAAACAGAAACGAAGACCGTTGAACGCGATTCTGGATTATGCTGCAGTCAGTATGCTAGATATTTCGACGCAAGTAGTCCTATGTGGACGAGAAACCCGGAAACGAATTATGCCTTTATTCTGCAACAGGAACATTATTTTAATATGTTGTTGAAGGATAGAGGATATTTGTTTTTGAGCGAGGTTTACGAAGCATTAGGAATACCCGAGTCGGAAGAATTTAAGAATGTTGGCTGGTTGTATGGTATGAAGGATGTGCCTAGCGACGGCTTTGTGGACTTTGGTCTTTACAGTAAACTTCCTGGAGGCGTTCCGTGTGGATATGAAAAAGCGGTATTACTTGACTTTAATGTAGATGGCGATATTTCGGACTATGTAAAATCATAGGATACGAGTGAGGCTTGAAACATAGCCTCTTCGTTTTGGACGCGTACTTAGCAGATTCTGTTATAGAAGGAGGTGAGATCAATGAAATCAGTATTTGACATGAATCCGACTACACCATTTGGTGAGTGGTTACTTATAAGCATGATTGAGTACGACATGTCTTGTGGTGATGTAGCTAAGAAGTTACATTGTTCGAGGCAGGTGGTAGCGCGTCATGTAAATACGGGTAAAGTTACATACGTATGGTGTATCGCATACGCTCAATTATTCGATTATGATCCAGATCTTTTATGGAGAAAAGTGAACGAGGCTTGAAACATAGCCTCTTCCTTTTACTTTTATGACAAATTTATTGTCAAGATTTGGTCACTTTTGTTTGACCATGGTCATTTTTATTTGACCAGAAAGTGGGTTTTGGTCACTTTTTGACGAGTTCGTAAGGGCGATTTTTGGGCAAAAAACGGTCTTGACAAATTTATTGTCATGTTTTTGCCCACTTTTGCCCACTTTTGCCCACTTTCATTTTAAAAGTGGGCAGGCAGTTTTTGGCTATATACCGTCGTTTGCGGCGTTTCTGCCCACTTTCCCACTTTTTTTCTCTATTAATTATTAAATTTTAAAAAATATATATAGTAATAGGAAAACTGGACGAAAAAGTGGGTTTTTGACCAAAGGGCGGTTTTGGCGGGATTTTGGGTGGGGTTTGGGGTGTGATTCGTGTGAGTGTTGTGTAAGTGTTGTGTAAGTGTTGTGTAAGTGTTGTGTAAGTACGGCTAAGGACGCGAGGTTTACAGTTTATATTATGAGAAAAGACAATTCTCAAATATTATTAAAGGAGGTACTTAGTATGAGTACTAAAATTAAAAATTGGCTGAAGGAACATACCGGCGAAATATGCTTAACGATAAGCGCCACTTTAATTGGCGGAGCGGCTGGCTATCTGCTGAAGACAAAGCGTGTAACGAAAGAACCCGACGATATCATGAATATTGTCTCACGTACCATTAATGAACGTGTGAATAAAAGATACAAAGGTAAAAACGTAATTACGCTTGCTCTCTCAGCGGGTCCAAACGAGACAGGCTACATGCTGAAAGATTTAGGCGTTGTCGGCGAGCATTTGCTTGATGGATGTGATGAAGACGCAATCATAAGTAATTTTACGGAATTCATACTCATAGGCGAAAATCTGAATAATAGCAAATGATATTGTCTTAATAGGAGAGCTCTAACACGGGCTCTTCCTTTTGTTCATACGCGCAAATTACACCTCCTATTATGGAAAAAAATTAAAAGGAGGTCTTTTATCATGAAAGAATTTTTCAAAGACTACGGCGAATTATGTAAGGAGACAGTACGCTTCTACAAGAAACATTGGCTCGGTACAATTGTACTGAACGGTGTATGTATTGTGGTAGGTCTTGCACCAATCATAATCGAAGGTTACAAAGAGATGAAAGAACTTGAAGAAATGACGAAGGACACTGAAAATTAAAACCAAAGATCAGAGGTTAGCAATTATTGCAGCCTCTTTTCTTTTTGCCCTCTCTCAACATTTTTGGATTCGCGAAAAAAACATGCCCTTTTATGAAGAGAAGAGATGAAAACTGCTTGAATTGCGGTCATCGATCTCTTTTCGTTTTTGAGCGTTCTTTTGAAAGGAGAAGACTCATGGGTAAAAAAGAATCCGAGTTTCAAGCAAAACTCAAGAAAGAATTGAAATCACTCTTTCCCGGTTGCATCGTAACCAAATTAGATTCGGGTGATATTCAGGGTATACCTGATCTTTTGATCTTGTTCAATGACAAGTGGGCAACCCTCGAATGCAAGAAGTCGGCTAAAGCTTCGCACAGACCGAATCAGAATTACTATGTCGATCTTATGAATAAGATGTCGTTTTCGAGATTCATATTCCCAGAGAATAAAACCGAAGTGCTTTCTGAATTACAAGAAGTATTTCGTTAAGAGAGAAAGGAGATTGCATTGTGAAAGACTGGAAACCGATTAATGGGTTTTCTAATTATGAAGTCAGTGACGACGGAAATGTTAGAAACAAAACTACGAAAAAAATTTTGAAACCAGGACGAAATCCAAAGGGGTATAGTCTGGTTACATTGTATGAAAACAGAAAATCCGAAACTAAAAAAGTTCACAGATTAGTAGCCGAGGCGTTCTGCAATAAAGAACCTGGTGATCGTGAAGTGAACCATATTGACGGTAACAAACGAAATAATCGCGCTTCTAATCTGGAGTGGTGTACCGGTAGCGTAAATATCAAACATGCCTATGACACTGGTTTGAAAAAACCTCCACGAACTGTACGAGTGAAAGTAGTTGAAACCGGAAAAATATATGACTCCATGAGCGATTGTGCTCGCGATATACACGGCGATGTTCGAGGTATTACAGACTGTAAACATGGAAGGCAGTCATCGCATCGAGGATATCACTTTGAATGGATATAAAGGAGGCCGTATTAAATGAACTCATTTCAGTTTTCAAACCACAAGAATCTTGAAGGGCTGCACGCACCGTTCAGTGCAAGCCAACCGTACTGGTTAGGTAAATCGATTGACGAAAATATTAATCGATACATCACAAGATGGATACCGACCATTGGAACAGTATCACATGCTTTTGCTGAGACCATGATACGAGAAAGAATCAAACTTAGTAAAAGTGACATGAAACTGTACAAAGTATATCTGCTCGACAATGACACGCAGTGTATACCTCGTTACATTGTTGATTATGTGGATCTTGCAGCAATATTTGAAAACCTAATGGTCTACGTGAATGACGCTATAGGATTTCGAATGACAACAGAACAACTTCTTGTGTATTCGGACATATTCTTCGGAACAGCCGATACAATATCTTTTGATGGCCGTATGTTGAGAATCCATGATTTGAAAACTGGTACTGGCTCTGTCAAGATGGATCAGCTTATGATATATGCTGCTCTTTTCTGTCTGGAATACAAAGTCAAACCAGAAACTATTGAAATAGAGTTAAGAATCTATCAAAGCAAAGAAGTCAAGTTTCATAATCCTGAAGTCGAAGATATTCGTGACATTATGAATCAGATAATCGACCAGGATAAAGAAATGGCAAAGTTTATGAATAAGGAGGTATAAACCATGTCTTTAGCTGATGAAATGATGTCTTACTATGGTGTCGCTGAAGACCCTAGTAAACTCGAACACTATGGTGTAAAGAGACGTTCGGGTCGTTATCCTTATGGAAGCGGTAAAGATCCTTATCAGCATGGTCTGGATTTCCAGGCTAGAGTCGACATACTCAAAGAACGCGGTTGGACTGAGACCGCCGAAAACATCAAGAAAGAGTTTGGCATGTCTATGAATGACTATCGTAGAGAGAAGTCATGGGCTAACTATGAGAGACGTAAGCTCGAAGTTGCAACTGCTAAGTCTTTGAAAGAAGACGGTCTCGGTAATACTGAAATCGGTCGAAAGATGGGTATCAATGAATCAACAGTTCGTAGCCTCCTTTCTGTAGATTCCGAAGCCAGAATGAACAAGGCTATGGAAACAGTTAAGCTTCTTAAAGAGCATGCCGATAAGAAGGGTATGATCGACGTTGGTCCCGGTGTCGAGATCGAACTCGGTATCTCAAGAACAAAGCTCGAAGATGCGCTTTATTATCTTGAGACTCGTGAAGGTTATCACGTATACAAAGGCGGTATCAAGCAGCCTACAAACCCTGGACAGCAGACAAACCAGACTGTACTTACTATTCCTAGTAAGCAGCATAAAGACATCTATAAGATGGACGAAGTAGGAACCATCAGTGAATACACATCACACGACGATGGTGAAACATTCACTAAGTTCCAGCATCCTGCCTCCATGGATTCAAACAGACTTATGGTTCGTTATGCTGAGACTGGCGGTCTTGAACGAGATGGACTTATCGAAATCAGACGAGGTGTCAAAGACTTAAGTCTTGGTAAAGATACATACTCACAGGTTCGTATTCTTGTTGATGACACACATTACATAAAGGGTATGGCTATTCTAACTGATGGTGAAGGGATGCCTCCCGGAGTTGACGTAATCTTCAACTCAAACAAAAAAGAAAAGAATGGTAAACTGGCTGCTCTTAAAGAGATCAAGAGCGATCCGGACAATCCATTTGGTTCATTGATCAAAGCAAATGGTCAGTCTTATTACATCGATGACGATGGTACAAAGAAGCTTTCGCTTATCAATAAGCGTGCGGAGCAGGGTGACTGGGGTGATTGGAAAGACGCTCTTCCATCTCAGTTCCTTGGTAAGCAGTCTTTGGAGATGGCAAAGAAGCAGCTCGGCTTAGCCAAAGCTGATAAGTTGGCTGAGTATGATGAGATCTCATCGCTCACAAACCCAACTATCAAGAAACATCTTCTTGAGAAGTTTGCTTCTTCTTGTGACAGTGCTGCTGTACATCTTCAGGCAGCTGCTCTTCCTGGACAGAAGTATCATGTTATCATTCCTGTTCCTGAATTAAAGGAGACAGAAGTCTATGCTCCTAACTATGAGAATGGAACAAAGCTTGCTCTCATTCGTTATCCACATGGCGGAACATTCGAGATACCTATCTTGACTGTAAACAATAAGAACAAGCCGGCTGCTAAGCTTATAGGTGGCGATGCTGGAGATGCTGTTGGTATCAACGCACGAGTTGCAGAAAGATTGTCAGGTGCTGACTTCGATGGCGACACAGTTATGTGTATTCCTACACATGACAAAGGTGGTAAAGTAAAGATCGCTTCTACTCCTCCACTTAAAGGACTTGAAGGATTTGACTCTAAGTCTTATCAGTATGACACCGTGAAAGAAGACGAGACTGGTAAACACTACTATCGTAATGGCATGGAGATCAAGATCATGAAGAACACAGGTACTCAGATGGGTATCGTTTCTAACTTGATCACAGACATGACGTTACAGGGTGCTGATTCGAAAGAGCTTGCCCGTGCAGTAAGACATTCAATGGTAGTAATCGATGCTGAAAAGCATAAGCTTGACTACAAGCAGTCTGAGATTGACAACGACATCGCATCCCTTAAGAAGAAGTACCAAACTGGTGGTGCATCAACCCTACTCTCCAGAGCTAAGGGTGAAACCCCCGTACTCAAACGTCAGGGTAGCCCTAACATTAACATGCCCGGCAAACCATGGTATGACCCCTCCAAACCGGAAGGCTCCCTCATATGGAAGACCGCCGATGATGTGGAATACACAGTTCCTAAAGTTAACAAGCGTACGGGCGAAGTAACAATGGTTACTAAACAGCGTACTCAGAAGAGTACTAAGATGGCGGAGACCGACGACGCAAGTACCCTCGTCTCAGAGGCTAGAACACCAATGGAACTAGTCTATGCTGACTATGCTAACAGTATGAAAGCCCTTGCTAACCAGGCACGTAAAGACCTTATGATGACCCCAAATCTTAAGCAGGATCCCACAGCTAAAGCTACTTACAAAGAAGAGGTAGCCTCTCTGATGGCTAAGCTTAATACAGCACAGATGAATGCTGTTAAAGAACGTGCTGCTTTACGTCAGGCAAATGCAGTTATCGATAAAAAGAAAGCTGAGAACCCTGATATGAAGAAGGCCGACATCAAGAAGGAATCACAAAGAGCTGTAACTGCGGCCCGTGCTGATGTGGGTTCCATTTCAAGAAGAGATAGAAACATAATGATCACTGACAGAGAATGGGATGCTATACAGGCTGGCGCTATCTCTGAGAACAAACTCAAACAGATACTTAATAATGCTGACATAGACGAGCTTAGAGCACGTGCCACACCACGCAATACTACAACTCTTAGTACTGCTAAAGTTAATCGTATCAAAGCAATGGCTAACAGCAACTATACAAACGATCAGATAGCTAAAGCTTTAGGCATTTCCCCATCTGCAGTTGCTAAGTATTTGAAAGGAGAATGATAACAGTTATGGAACATATGTTAACGACAATTGACAATCCTTTCGATTACTTCACACAATTCGATGAATGGTTAATCTTTGACAAACAAAAAGGTTACAACTCATGTGAGAAAGTAGCAAGAGTTGCACAAATCAAAGATGAAATGACACAATTCGAAACAGATGCTGAAATCGAAAGAGCGATTGACGAAATAATAAAATACGATTTCTTAAACGTTTTCAAGAAAGTATCGCGAAAGCGTGAAACAAACGAATAGTACCGAACGATGCTAAAAGGGGTATGAGGGGGGGTCGTGAAAATATCACCCCCTCCCCACAT